GATGTATCGGCGGAAAAAATTGTGATTGAGTTAGTCATGAAAATACTCCAGTTAAGTTGCTTGATTGTGTGCACTCAGAATCAAATACACACAAAGAAGCCGCTTGCTCATAACAAGCGAACTTGAGACGGATTTTGCTGTTCTTGGTATCCGTGTGGTTGACCTCATCGCCCGTTTTACAGTCGGCGCTACTGACACTAGGCATTACTCCCCTAGTGATTTAACGTGGTGGGACTCTTACCCCTCTACACGTTTCGCAGTGCCGTACAGATACCCATAGTGCTGTATCTTGGCTTTGCCGTGTCACTAGGACGCGGATGCTTACCAGATGGGCATAGATAATCCCCCCATCAAGTCACTGTGTAATGGATGCTAACCCCCCACATAGTGCTGTTCACGAACGTAGATTTTTAATGAATTACCGCCTGAGCAAACTATGCTTTCCATGCGCTACCTACTCTGAGCCACAAAGGGCTGAATCGTACGGCGCGTTACTCACACAATGAACTGTTATCAGCGGGTAAAACTGCGATCAGTCTCACTATTTGGTGGGGCGGTAGGTTTGCACCATATCGACCCCTTCCACTACTAGGTGGCACGGTAGGTTCGGGCGGTAGGGGTAGGGGGAGGGCCACGTGCCAGAGACCCCCCGGCCTATATTTACATATGCCACACACAACAAAGGTCATTTTTTGACTATATACACACAATCGCCACACGTTGTAAACTTATTCCGCCCCATTGAATACTTAACCCACCCTATACTCCAAACCGTGCAGCTGTCAAACCGGCGTAATGGGGATGGAGAACTTGGTTATTTTCCGGTTTTCATGCCAAGGCCAACGAAACGGCAGGCGAGCTTCTTACCCATTGCTGTACATTTCAAATGTGTGTACCATACACACGTCATCAACCAACTAGGAGTTTTATATGGCCAGCAAAATGCCCGCAGCCCTCATGGCTAAGTTCAAAGGCAAGGAAACCAAGAAGGAAGAGAAAGCTGAGAAGAAGATGCCTCCAGCTATGTACAAAAAAGGCGAGATGAAAGAAGCCGCCAAAACAGCAAAGAAAAAATAATATGACTACCCTCAAGCTAGAGCTCACCATTCAAGAAATCGACATGGCCTTCGTTCTGTTTCAAGCTGCCCGTCAGGCGCAGTACACATACGACGAAGTCAACACGCTGATGCGCAAAATCCAAGAGCAGGGCAAACCCCAGTTGGAAGCATTGGCTGTCAAAGCGGAAACTCCGCCCCCAGCTCCGAAGGTGCGTAAGCCACGTGAACCCAAAGCAGTCCCAGTGGTAGCAGTGGACCCAGCTCTGCCAGACCTCAGTGACTTGAAGCTCGACTAATGAAACGCTACAACTTCTTCCTCCCCGAACAGGTTGTGGCTGCTCTACGCGCAGAAGCAGAGCGCACTGGGCTGACCATGTCTGAACTGATTCGACGCATCTTGACCGACGGGTTGAAGAAGTATGAGTAACGACTTAGACCACTTCGCGGACTTCACCGAGTTCGCGCTCTCACCTCAATCCAGCGAACCTCATGTCACCCTAGACATCCCGCCCCAGTTGGTGTGGGAGTGCGCTGCGGGGCTGGAGAATCCGACCGACGTAGCAGCTCGCTTTGGTTTCGCTGGTGAGAAGTGGGAGCGCTTACAACAGTGGCCGCCGTTCATACACGCGGTTCAGAACCAACGCGCTGAGTTTGAGCGCAATGGCATGACGTTCCGGCTCAAGGCCGGTCTGATGGCTGAAGAGATGATGAGCCAGATGTTCAAGCAGGCCATCGCCAACGACACGTCAATCATGCAGAAGCTGAGTGTGTTCAACTCACTCGTGGATGTTGCTGGCTTGAAGCCTGACAAGAAGGCCGTGGACACAAACGTGCAGGCCGCACCGAAGTTCAGTATCACGATCAACATTCCGCAGGCACAAGGCCCAGCTCCAATCACAATCGACGCATGAACTACAACGGCAATCTTACTCAGGGGCTGGTTGACGAGCTACTGGCAGTCATCCATAAATACGACGAGACGCTATTGCTCCCTACTGCACTTGGCTGTCTTGAGTTAGTTAAACAGCAGCTTATCCAAGACCACATGGGCGACATAGATGGCTAAAATAGGGTATAATACCCCTATGGAAGAAACTCTAAACTCCGGCGTGTACCTAATTCGCAATGTCTACACCAAAGACGCGTATGTTGGGTCTGCGCACGACTTCACTAAACGCTGGCGGCTGCATCGAATCAACCTTGACGCTAGGCGGCACCACTCTCGGATACTGCAAAATGCATGGAACAAGTATGGCGCTGATGCTTTTGAGTGGGTTGTTCTAGCGCGCTGTCCAAAGAACGCCGTGCTCGCGGCTGAGCAGGTTTGGTTAGACCAGCTTACTGCTAAATACAACGTGTGCCGGGTAGCGGGGTCTCGTGCAGGGACTAAAAATACCGATGCTCAGAATGCTAGGATTTCGGAAAAAGCGAAAGCTCGTTGGGCAGACCCCGCGTTCAAAGCCAAGATTTCCTTAGCGGCAAAACAAAACGCCGTGCGTGGGGCACGTATTCAGCTCCATGGGACGGAGAGAATGATTACTTTTTTGGGTGAGACCAAGACCTTGTCCGCATGGAGCGTCAGCACAGGTGTGAAGCGAGAGACTATTGCGTATCGACTTAATGCAGGGCATCCTGTTGAAATTGCATTGAGCACATCCAAACTACCCAAAGGGCCAAAGAAATGTCCGCAGTAAATTACACCCCCGTACCCTCAGTGGTGCCGTATCTTTTGTCTGACAAGTTTCAGTCCTTTATCGTTGGTCCTGTAGGTTCCACGAAGACTACAGCTAGCCTTATGAAAATACCCATGGAGGCCAAAAAGATGGCTCCATGTGCTGATGGAATCCGTCGTAGCCGATGTGCTGTTGTGCGAAACACGCGTCAGATGTTGCTTGACTCAACCATCAAAGACTTCTTAAATCTGTTCCCAGAAGGGGACGCAGGCGATTACCACCGCACAGAACTTCGGTTTACGTTGAAGTTTGATGATGTTGAGTGTGATATCTTGTTTCGCGGACTTGACGACGCCAATGACGTACGTCGTTTGCTTTCATTGCAGCTTTCTTTTGCTATGGTGGACGAGGTTCGTGAGATTAATCCAGACGTGTACGATGCGCTGACGGGTCGACTCGGGCGATACCCAAACGGCATGCTAGTGCCGCACCGCCCTGAGTGGGGGGTGGATGAAAAAGGCAACCCCATTCAAGGGTGCGTAGATGATGACGGTAACCAGATGAAGAAGGTCTGGGGGGCAACTAACCCCGCTGACGCTGATTCGTTTTGGGAAAAACATTTGTCCGACTACGACGAAGAAAAAGTTCATGTGACAATCCAGCCGTCTGGGTTGAGCCAAGAAGCAGACTGGGTACAACATCTACCATCCAATTACTATGAAGACTTGATTGTTGGTAAGTCTGAAGACTGGATTGACGTGTATATCCACGGCCACTGGGGGCGTTCTCTCTCGGGCCAGCCAGTATTTAAGGCGTTTGACCGAAGCATCCATGTCTCCAAGCAACCACTAAATCACATCAAACTCCAGACCCACCCACTCATAATTGGGCACGACTTTGGGCTTACGCCGTCTTGCACGATTAGCCAAGTCGATGCTCAGGGTAGGCTGCTCACTTTTGCAGACCTGACGTCAGATGGTATGGGGGAGGTGCGTTTTATTCGGGAAAAGCTAAAACCCTTGCTAGCTAACCGGTTCCCGGGCATGAACGTCATTGTTATCGGTGACCCTGCTGGCACGCAGCGGGCTCAGACTGATGAGCGCTCGGTATTCGACATTCTCAAACAAGAGGGGTTCCGAGTCATCCCAGCCAAGACAAACAGTATTGTTTCTCGGGTCAACGCAGTGGATAAATTCCTTACCCGGACGGTGGACGGTAAACCCGGGCATTTGATCGACCCGAGCTGTACAAATTTAATTGCTGCACTTCGGGGCGGATATAGGTATAAAATCCGCAAGAACGGCGAAACAGATGACACACCTGAAAAAAATTCGCACTCCCACATTGCAGATGCCCATCAGTACGCGTGTCTGCACGCAGATGGAAACGTCACAGGCGATGTTTGGGCTCGTAAGGCAGTAGCGGTACAGAAATCCAACTATGTATGGACCTGATACTGAAACTGTGCCATAGTATTCCCATTCGCACAAAGTGACGCACATATGCAACTTGGCTTGAACATTACCAATTCAAACGCCCCGGGTACTGTTACCACGGGTGGTATGGTCACGATTAAATCTCTGAAGGCACTGCAAGACGAGCAACGAATAGAAGCTCAGAAGCAGAACTCCCAGCCTGTAGTTCAAGCTCTCGCCGGCTACATCCGCAAAACGTGGATGAGTGCTATGACAGCGAAGCAGATGACTTCAGAAATCAAAATGCTCAAGTCTGTTCGCGCACGTCGCGGAGAGTATGACCCCGATAAGCTCGCTCAGCTTCGGGAGCAAGGCAGTTCGACCATTTTTATGATGTTAACTTCGAACAAGTGCCGTGCTGCATCGAGCTGGTTGCGCGACACGTTAGTAACTGCTTCTGATGAGAAGCCTTGGACAATCAAGCCCGGTGCGATTCCTGACTTGCCACCAAACCAAGTTGAGAGCATCATGCAGCAGGCTCAACAGGAGGTCATGCAGCTTTACGCAGCAGGACAGCCACCTACAGACCAACAGGTGCGCGAGCGCTTGCTTGAGATGAAGGACATGGCCATGTCTCACCTGAAAGACATGGCGGGCCGCACGGCTAATCGCATGGAAGTCAAGATGACTGACCAGCTCCAAGAAGGCAACTGGAGCAAAGCGTTCAGCGACTTCCTCGACGACATCACCACATTCCCCGCAGCATTCATCAAAGGCCCAGTGGTCCGCAAGCGTCCTAAGATGCAGTGGGTTCCATCGCAAGATGGCCAGTACTCACTCGACGTACAAGATGAGCTGTGCCTTGAGTGGGAACGCGTTGACCCATTCAATATCTACCCCGCAGCTGACGCATCGAATGTTGATGACGGCGCTCTGATCGAACGACACAAACTCGCACGCGCTGACTTGCAGGCTCTACTTGGCGTTGAAGGCTACAGCGACGGCGCTATCCGCATGGTGCTTGAAGAGTACGGCAAGGGCGGCCTGCGCGACTGGATTTACGTTGACATGAACAAGGCTGCGGCTGAAGGCAAGTCAACCATGGGCGTGCAACAGAACCCATCGCAGTTGATCGACGCTCTCCAGTATTGGGGCAACGTACAAGGCCAGCTCCTGCGCGACTGGGGCATGACCGAGGAAGAAGTTCCAGACCCTCTGATGGACTACCCCATCGAGGCTTGGGTCATTGGTACGTGGGTCATCAAGGCCGTTATCAACTCGGACCCGCTGGGCCGCAAACCATACTACAAGGCATCCTATGAAGAAGTTCCGGGAGCGTATTGGGGTAACTCTGTTGCTGATTTGTGCCGCGATGCGCAAGACATCTGTAACGCTGCCGCTCGGGCGTTGGTGAACAACATGTCCATTGCGTCTGGTCCTCAGGTGGTCTACAACATTGACCGTTTACCTCAGGGCGAGAACATCACACAGATGTACCCATGGAAAGTATGGCAAGTTACTTCCGACCCGATGGCCGGCGGCGCTGCTCCTATGCAGTTCTTCCAACCGTCGAGCTTGTCCGGTGAACTCATGGCTGTGTATGAGAAGTTCTCTACGCTGGCTGATGAATACACGGGTATTCCCAAGTACATGACTGGCGACAGCGCCGCAGGTGGCGCGGGCCGTACAGCCTCCGGCATGAGCATGATGATGTCCAACGCGGGCAAGTCCATCAAGCAGGTGATTGCGAACATCGACGAGAACGTCATTCGTCTGGCTATCGAACGGTTGTATTTTTACAACATGCGTTACGGTGACGACCCAGACTTGAAGGGCGACGTCAACATCGTTGCACGCGGCGCGACCTCATTGTTGGTCAAGGAGCAGGCTCAGATGCGGCAGAACCAGTTCTTGCAGATTGCCCTGTCTAACCCGATCACTCAACAGATCGTCGGCATGGAAGGCATCGCGGAGCTCTTACGCCAGTCGGCCAAGACGCTGGACTTGAACCCAGACAACATCGTGCCTCCGGTGGAGATCATCAAAGCACGTATGCAGCAACAGCAACAGCAACAGCAACAGCAGCAAGCGGCTCAACAACAGCAAGCCATGCTTGAACAACAAGGTGGCCAAGCCGCCGCCGGCGGTACTCCGCCAAACGCTCGACCCGGTGCTACACTTGAAAACGGTGCACCAGTCACCAATAACTTTGCACCAATGCAAGGTGTTGGCTCTTGACAACGCTAAAATGTTGTACATAATCGTATTAACCTAACGGAGTAATCCCATGCAAGCAATCAACCCAATGGAAAAGCGCGGCGCTGAGTACAAGCAAGAATCAGCCAAGACCGACGGCATGTCTAAAGGCCCAGCCTCTCAAGGCAACGGCGGCTCCGACGGCGGCATCTTCGCTACCCTGAAGCGCGGCGGCAAAGAAGTGGCCCAAGAGTCTGCGAAGACTGACGGCATGTGTAAATAAAAATGGTGCGAGTTGACGAGCGTGTAGCTCGTTGCCTTACACTACTGAAAACGCAAGAGTTCCAACCACTGGTAGAATTCATGCAAAAGCAGCACGCAGACACGCTAATGCGCCTGTGTGAAGCAAGAGATAAAGATGAAATGCTCCGACTGCAAGGTCGGGCGTTGCAGGTCAAGGATTTCCTTGACCTTGTCGATGAAGGTAGCACTTTGTTGACTAAAACCCGTAGATGAAGAGCTTACCCGCAAGGGCGCTTGGAATCAAAAATTAACCGTAGTAGCTGACCGTAAGCGTGAGTGGGCACACCGTAACTGGAGCCCTCCAGCGTAGTCGGAGCGAAGGAGATAGAGATGTCATTGCCTCGTGCTGTTCAACAGCAAGTTGAAGAAGCTGACGCGCTTGTCGCGAACATGAATGGAACCCAACCCGTTAACCCGGAAACTGGCGAACCGATCATTACAGACCCTCAACCTAATCCTGAACCACAACCGCAGAATGTCTCGCCAGAGCCAGAAGCGAAGCCAGCGGTGTCCGAAGAAACGTGGGAACAGAAGTACCACACTCTGAAGGGCAAGTTTGACGCTGAGGTGCCTCGTCTATATGCACAAGTTCGAGAGATGAATGGTCAACTGACCAGCCTGACCTCTGAGCTAGCTGTAGCCAAAGCAACTCAAGCCCAACCTGTACCGGCCTCGACTCCGTCTCTAATCACTGAACAAGACAAAGAAGCATTTGGCTCCGACTTGATCGACTTGATTGAGCGAGCAACTGAAGCAAAGATGGCGGGCAGCCGCAGTCTTGAAGCCCAGTTGACCGCGGAGATCGCCGAACTGAAGGGCAAGCTAGGTAATGTGACTGAGCGCCAAGTAGTGTCTGATAAGGACCGCTACGAAAGCTCTCTGACAACCGCAGTACCAGATTGGCAAGCCCTGAATGTGGACCAAGGTTTCTTGAATTGGTTAGCGGAAGTGGACCCCGTTTACGGTATGCCCCGCCAATACGCGCTCACAAACGCGTACGAAGCACTGGATGCAGCCCGTACCGCCACGATCTTTAACCAGTACAAGAAGTCTGTAACGCCACCAGCGCAACAGTCGAACAACCGTGCCGATCTTCAGCGTCAAGTAGCACCGACCCGCTCGCGTACGTCGCCAGCTCCTACAAATCCAAACGTGGACAAGCGTGTTTATACCCAACAGGATATTGACTCGTTCTACTCGGAATGGAGACGTGGGTTCATCGACGAGGCAGAAGCGGTGCAGATTGAAAAAGATATCCATGCCGCCACCGTCGAAGGACGCATTCGCTACTAAGCAAGCAACCTAGACATGGCGGTTCAAACCAAACCGTTTTTTAACTGAAAGAGGACCTCCATGTCTACAATCACCGCAGCAGCAGCCTATCCCATTAACTCTGGTGGTTTCAACACCCCCGGCGGCCAAGTAGCGTACTCCGGTACTGCTTACTCTGGCTCGTTCATTCCAGCCCTCTGGTCTGGCAAGTTGGCCCAGAAGTTCTACGCAGCCACCGTGTTCGGCGAAATCGCTAACACTGACTGGCAAGGCGACATCACTGGTATGGGTGACACTGTCATCATCAACACCATCCCTTCGATCACAATCAACAGCTACTCTGTTGGCCAAAACTTGGCTTACGAAGTTCCAGCTCCAAGCACAATCACTTTGGTGATCAACAAGGGTAAGTACTTTGGTGTGAACGTGAACAACGTGTTGGAATTGCAAGCCAAGCCAAAGTTGATGGACATGTTCACCAACGACGCCGCTATGCAAATGAAGATCAACATCGACAAAGACGTCATGTACACGAACTTCAACCAAGGCGACGCAGCTAACCAAGGTGCCACTGCTGGTGCTATCTCTGGTGGCTACAACCTCGGTACCGATCTGGCTGCCGTGACTTTGACTGCTTCTAACATCTTGTCTAGCATCACTGCTTTGTCAAGCGTGTTGGATGAAGCCAACGTGCCCGAGACAGACCGCTGGCTCATCATCACCCCAACAGAGCGTCAAATCTTGATGCAATCGAACTTGGCTCAAGCCCAGTTCATGGGTGACGCGTCTAGCGTTCTGCGCAACGGCAAGATCGGCATGATCGATCGCTTCACTGTGTACGTGTCCAACTTGGTCCCACGTGGTGCAGCTGGTAAGACTTGGATGAACCCCAACACTGGTACTGACGCTACATTGACATCCGCTGTCAAGCGCCACGCCATCTTGGCCGGCCACAAGTCTGCGATCACTTTCGCATCTCAGATCGCTAAGGTCGAGAGCTTGCAGAACCCCAACGACTTCGGTACATTGGTGCGCGGCTTGAACGTGTACGGTACTCAAGTGGCTCAAGCTAAAGGCTTGGCACTGTTGGTCGCCGCAGGTTAATCGCTTCCCCAAGCGTCGTAGGGGCTTCGGCCCCTACTTTTTAACCTTTAGGAGAACGACATGGCGATTATTGACGACTTGATTTCCAGCGGTTTATCTCTGCCCCAAGCACAGCAAGTGATTCTTGAAGACACTACAAACGCTGTCGACGGCTTGGTAGCAGCTGGTTTTTCACCTACCGCAGCAGCAGCTATGGCAGGATTGGATGCAGGCACCTCAAACGGCGCTGAACTGGTCCGGCAAGGTATCTGGGCTGGTACCCAAGTTCCCGCAATCACAGCTGCACTCGCAGTAACACCGTAAGGCGAACATGGGCACGGTAACAGCAAAAACCATCATCGACAAAGCTTCGATTCAGCTGATCGACTTGACCAACATCCGTTGGACGCGAGCCGAACTGCTTTCATGGCTCAATGACGGTATGCGCCAAATCGTGACCATTCAGCCAAGCGCTTCCTCCACCACAGTGTCAAAGCTGTTGGTGGCCGGAACCCGCCAAACCCTTCCTGCTGATGGATGGCTGTTGCTGTCTGTTTATCGCAACATGGGCACAAATGGCTCTACTCCCGGACGGGCTATCCGCATTATCTCGCGTGAGATTCTTGACAGCTTTAACCCCGACTGGAACACAGACGCAGCTAAGGCTGAAGTCCGTAACTACATTTATACAGACCAAGACCAGACGGCGTTCTACATTTACCCGCCAAACACAGGCACCCAATACATTGAGTTGAACTACTCGGCACAGATTACTGATCTGACTGCGGAGACTCAGCCAATTCCAATTTTTGACATCTTCCAGTCTTCACTGGTTGATTACATTCTGTATCGCGCCTGTAGCAAGGACGCTGAGTACGCTCCCGGTCTGCAACTGGCTCAGGGCTATTTGGCTACGTTCGTGGCTGCTATCCAAGGTAAGAACGCATCTGAGGTTACCAGTAACCCGACGCAGTCCCTTGGCCCCCGTAACCCACCAGTCCGAGGTAGCGCACAATGACCGCCGTTTCATACGAAGTCTTCTTGCCCGAGGTCATGCCGTACGTTCAAGACGTGCCAGAAGTCGTGGCTGTACAGGCCATCCGCAATGCTTGCATCCAGTTTTGTGAAGAGACGCACTACCTACAGGAAAGCCTCGACCCCATTGCTGGGCAAGAGAATGTGGGTGAGTACGACTTAGATGCCAACGACTCCAACTACAAAGTAGTGGAGATCATGCAGGCGTACTATGGCGACCAGCTTTTGATTCCTAAGGCTCAAGAAGAGCTGAACCAGATTTATCGTACATCGAACTGGGAAACCCTTAAGGGTAATCCCTATTATTACTTTCGCCCCCGTTCCGGCGTGATTCGTCTGGTCACAAAGCCAGTCATTACTGAGCAGAACAAGCTGAAGGTGAAGGCAGCGATTGCTCCTAAGCGTTCATCGACCACAGTTGACGAAGAACTGTTCGAGCGCTTCCTTGAGTACATCGCGCATGGCGCACGCGCCCGCCTGTACAACACACCAAACCAGCCGTACTACGACCCAAGAACCGCGATGGAGTACACCAAGCGCTTCAACGATGATATGGCTGAAGTCCGCACTCGCGTGTACAAGGGCTTGACCCGTGCAGCCGCACGAATTGAATTCCAGAGGTTCGCATGAGTGAAAAGATTAAACTCGTACAAAACGACACCCGCCCTGCACTGGTGTGCAATCTAACGGACAACACCACTGAGCTTCCTGTAAACATTACAGGGGCTACGGTCGTGATGAAGTTTCGCGCTGCTGGCGCTACTACGCTGCAAGCTACGGTGCCCGGTACTGTGACTGACGGTGTGAATGGCCAAGTGACCTTCTACCCAGCTTCTGCTCCTGAGATGCTTCAGGGGGCTGCGGGTGACTATGAAGGCGAGATTGAAGTCACGTTCTCTGATACCCAGATTCAGACTGTGTACGACGTACTCAAGTTTCGCCTCCGCGAGGACTTCTAATGGCTGATCGGTCGCTACGTGCCAGTGTCACGCTAGTTGATCTCCGTGCTGCTACTACTCATGTGGTTCCAGTCGCTGAGGTTGATTATGTGCTGCTGGCCGTGTCGGCTTCTATGGACACTTCAGGGCGCTATCGGTATCTGACTGACGCGTTTACCGTAGTAGACGGAATGAGCTTCTCGCTCTCCAAGAGCCTTAGTGACTCGTTTAGCGTAGCGGATACGGCTCCTACGTTTGTCGTTGGGAAAGCGCTTGCAGATTCTGTCTCGTTCACTGAGCTGTTCAGCGCGATTTTGATCTTTTTGCGCGACTTCACTGATACACAGGCTTTCTCCGATACGAGTAGCTGGGCAGTGGCTAAACCATTGACGGATACAGTTGGCTTCTCCGATGCCAGATCGTTTGTCTTGACCCGCACGTTTACCGACGGGTTTGCCATGAACGACTCGTTCGACCTTGGCGACGGAGCGGTGTATTCGTTTACCAAAGCAATCAACAACGTAGTCTTCCTAAGCGACTCGTTTTCGCAGATAATCACTAAGACCGTGGCTGATTCAGTCACTATGTCTGACAGCGGTTTAGGGAGCATGCAGAGCTACTGCGACATCACTTATTTTGCTGAAGACTACGTCGGCATCAGTTTCACGTTTTAAGGAGTAGGAAATGAACCTGCAAGAGCACGTTAAATTCACTGGCGACGTTAGCGTTGTCTTATATAACCCAGCCACAGGCGAAGTCAAAGACCGCCGCGAGATTAAGAACCTCGTTGTGACCGCTGGTAAGAACTATATTGCGTCTCGCATGGTTGGCACCGCAGCTACCGTGATGAGCCACATGGCCCTTGGAGCAGGAACTACAGCAGCTGCTGTTGGTGATACTGCCCTCGGTTCCGAACTCGGTCGAGTTGCACTTGCAACTGGTACTGCTTCAGGCGCTGTTGTGACTTATACCGCTACGTTTGGCGCAGGTACAGCTACTGGTGCAGTGACCGAAGCCGGTGTGTTGAACGCCGCCAGTGCAGGCACTTTACTGTGCCGCACCGTGTTTGCTGTGGTGAACAAAGGCGCTAACGACGCAATGGCCATCACATGGGCGATCACCGCTAGCTAAGGAGTTAGCTAATGTCAACCATCGTAACCCGCGCTGGCAAAGGCACTCCGCTGACCAATGCGGAGGTCGATGCGAACTTCTTAAACCTGAATACAGACAAGCTGGAGCTTTCTGGTGGCACGTTGACGGGGTTCTTGACTCTGCATGCCGCCCCTACAGCTAGCCTTCATGCGGCTAGTAAGGGCTATGTGGATGGAGTGGTCCCTACCCAGACCGGCAACTCCGGCAAGTTTTTAACCACGAACGGCACAGCCCTGTCTTGGGGTACGGTTGACCTAACACCGTATCTAGCCAAGTCTGGCGGGACAATGACGGGGGCAATCACGTTTGCCGCAGGGCAGACATGGCCTACGTTCAACCAGAACACCACTGGTACAGCCGCTGGTTTATCAGCGACTCTTGCTATTGCTTCAGGTGGTACAGGAGCTACATCAGCTGCTACTGCTTTGACTAACTTGGGGGCGCAAGCCACGCTGGTTAGCGCTACAAACATCAAGACTGTCAATGGTAACTCGTTGCTTGGGGCAGGAAACATTGCGGTGTCTGCTTCCCCCGGCGGGGCTAACACTCAAGTGCAGTACAACTCTGGAGGCGCTTTTGCTGGCTCTGCCAACATGACGTTTGATGGGGCTAGTTTGACCGTAGCTGGCAACGTAACAGCCAACTCAGACGAGACCTTGAAGATTAACTGGCGCGACCTTCCAACCGACTTTATTGACCATTTAGCTAATGTGAAGCACGGTACTTATGACCGTACTGATATGCCACTCACGCAAGATGGCGTCTCTGCGCAGTCACTCCGCAAATTGTTGGAGAACTCTGTCCTTGAAGACGAGGACGGAAAACTGTCTGTAGCGTATGGCAATGCCGCTTTGGTGTCCGCCATCCAACTGGCCAAACGCCTTGTAGCCCTAGAAGCTATTGTGGCAAAATTGGTCGACTAAAAGGAAACATCATGATTGGCCGCCTACTCGCACTGTTGTTCCTAGGACGTGAGCTAGCTCACCGTGAACACCTGCGAACAAAATCTTATTCCCAGCATATGGCGCTCAACACGTTCTATGACGAGATTGTTGGGATTGCTGACTCAATCGCTGAGGCGTATCAAGGCCGTAATGGAATCATTGATAGCATCCCCATGCTGACAGAAACTTCGGGCGGGGACATTGTCTCTGTGTTGGAGAAGCAACTGGCCGCCATTGAGAAACTGCGCTACACCGCTGTGAGTAAAGATGAAACGTCAATTCAGAACTTGATTGACGAGGCCGTAGCCTTGTACCTCAGCACGCTGTACAAGCTCAAGAACTTAAAGTAAGAGGCCGACATGCCAGCATTATTTTCAAACAACGCATCGGCTACGCTAGCGTCGTCAATTTCGACTTCAGTAACGTCAATTACTGTTTCAACAGGACAAGGTGCGCTGTTCCCTACTATTACGGCAGATACGTATTTCTACGCTACGCTGACAGACTCGAGCAACAATCTTGAGATTGTTAAAGTCACTGGCCGCACTTCAGACACATTGACTGTGGTTCGTGCCCAAGAGGGTACAACCGCTCGCGCCTACGCTGCCGCTAGCAAAATTGAGTTGCGTATTACGGCTGCCGTGTTAACTAATCTTGTCCAGCTCGATGGTGCACAGACGCTCACGGGGGTAAAGACATTCTCATCCGGGCTTGTCGGAGCACTGACTGGCAACGTAACTGGCAACGTAACTGGCAACGTAACTGGTAATGTGACTGGTAATGTGACTGGAAACGTCACTGGCAACGTAACTGGCTCATCGGGTTCTTGTACAGGCAACTCTGCAACAGCTACGAACGCTACCAATTTGGCAACCACTGACTGGGTAATCTCCCAAGTCGGTACAGCCCTAGTCTTTAAATATAATGGCACCACAGTCGCTCAGATCGACAGCACTGGTGTCATCACATCAATGCCATAAGGAGAAAATTAAATGCCATCAAGTCTTAATGGAACAGGTTTAACTTTTAACAGTGGGCAAACGCTTAACAGCCCTCCTGTCACGTCTATTGCAACAGGCAACGGTTTGCAAGGCGGTACGATTACGACCACAGGAACTTTGTCGATTGCTGCGCCGAGCTATAACAGCGTTGGCTCCTATATTCTAGGAGCTATATACGCATCTTCCGTTACCACAGGGGGGAGTTATGCGGCTGGAAGCGGAGCCAATCAGGTGCAAGCAGGTACTTTTGCGTTTAGTGCGTGTGGATTTCCCTATTTTAGCGGTTTCTCAGTTAATTTGTCAGGGACGTGGCGGTTGATGGGGGGGAGTACCTCTAGCCCTTCAGGGCTAGTTGCAGGTTTGTTTGTCAGAATTGCGTAATGAAGGATAAAAATGTTAATTATTGAAACCGCGTCAAACCCTTGTTGGAATGATGCCAACAAAACCAGTATTCAATTAACTGTGAAATTCACGGAGTTTGAAGAAATTTTGCCGTTTACAGCCACGCCCAACGACTCAATGCCATACGGTGTTGAACTGTATAACCGCGCGGTAGCGGGTGAATTTGGGGAAGTCGCGCCTTATGTTGCGCCGCCTGAAGTCACTCAACCAACAACTCAAGGCGCGCAGACTTTGTAATGCAAGCCGTAACCCCTGTTCACCAAGTCGCCTATGACGGTGCAACTTTGAATGTGTATCACGCAAACAAAGGGCAGGGGTTGCCACGTCACCAACACGTTTATGCGCATCTGACAATGGTTCACGCAGGCTCATGTCTAGTCACCAAAGAGGGCAAGTCCCTCACAATGACCAAAGACACACAGCCTGTGAACCTCACGGCGAACGAGTGGCATGAGATTGAAGCGCTTGAAGATGGCACAGTGTTTGTGAATGTGTTCGCCGAAGGTAAGATGTAGATGTGGACCCAATCAGTCTTCTACTCATGGCACAAAGCGCAGTCGGTGCTATCCGCGCTGGTTGTCAAATGCTATCTGAAGGCAAAGCAGAGCTTGGCAAGTTTAAAAAGCAAGTCGAAGGTGGAGTCGCTGACGCCAAAGCCATCTTCAACGAAGTCACCGGCATCTGGGGGTGGTTATCCGGCCTCTTCGGCGCAGCCCCTAAGCCAAGCGTTAAGCAACTACCTGAGCCACGTTCAGGTGGAGAGCAACCCAAGCCCGTCGCCAAAGCCCAAAAGAAAACCCCCGAGCCAGAGCTTAGCTACGAAGAGTTCCAAGCCCGCGCCGTCCACGAAATTTGTGAGAACCTCAAAATCTATTTCGAAGCAATCCGCCACCTCAAAGCCCACTGCCGCGAGCTCGAAGAAGAAGCTTTGACGACCGAGAAGGTTGCCGACAGTGCCATTGACCGTATTGAGATGCAGTGGCAGATGAAACAGTTGAACGCGCAGCTTAAGCAATCTATGATCTACGGCACGCCTGAGTCACTGGGTTTGGGTGCGATGTACCAAGAGTTCCTGCTGAAGTACAACGAGATTCTGGAAGAGCAAGATGTTGCTCGTGAGTTGAAACGCAAGAAAGAGCGAGACACGGCATGGCGACACGAGCACCGAGAGCGAATTCTGATAGCCAAGCTGGGGTACGTGATCGTGCTAACAGTAGCAGTTCTGTGGATGACGGGGTTGTATTCCGCTCTATGAAGGAATTTTATTGGTGGGTTTTGATTGTCACGTTCTTGCTTGTGTTGCTTGGGTTCTCTGCCGCTCTTGCGTTATATGCAGATCGAACGGTACGCAAGGCTGAGGTAATTCTGCAACGTGCTGAGCAGGTTGAGAAGAAACAAAAACTGTTTAAAGAGAAGGAAGAATAATGTTACCAATCATCGCAGGCATCGTGGCCAACCTCATTAACAACGGGATGCACAAGGTAGCCGACGAGGTTATCGAGAAGGGCGTTGACGCCGTCCAAGCAAAGCTGGGCATTGAGCTCAAGCCTGAAGGCGAAGCCACACCCGAGTACAACGCCAAGCTACAAGAAGAGGCTAACCGCCACAGTGAGTTCATGGCGCAGCTCGATGAGAAGTCTACCCAACGCGCAACGGATATGTATATGGCTGACCCCAGTACTCGCGCCTTTACTCAACACTACGCTTGGTTCTTGACCTTCGTGTCGTTCCTGTATTTCTTCTTGGTGTCATTCATGCCGATTGACAACCACAACCGCGACTTCATCAACATCATCTTAGGTTTCCTGATTGGCACAGCAGTGAACTCGCTCATCCGTTTCTTTTACGGTAGCAGCAACAAGAGCCAAGAGGACGTCGACAAGAAGCAGAAGGACCAACAGCCATGACACCAACCGTTGCTGATCTCCAAGCCGCCAAGATTAAGAACCCCGAGAAGTGGATTGACGCTGTAGTTGCCACTTGCCAAGAGTTCGAGATCAACATACCCCAGCGAATTGCTGGGTTCTTAGCCCAGACTTCACACGAGTCTGGTGGCTATACCATGCTGTCTGAGAACTTAAACTACCGCGCTGCTACGCTAGCTGCGTGCTGGCCCAACCGTTTTGCTGTGCTCGGCGCGGACAAGAAGCCCATTAAGAAAGACGGCAAGTTAGTACCCACCGCCGTGGCCAACTCCATAGCTGGTAAGCCAGAGCTCATTGCTAACTTGGTGTACAGCGCACGTATGGGCAACGGCCCTGCTGAGTCTGGTGAGGGGTGGAAGTTCCGTGGGCGTGGACTGAAACAATTAACTGGGAAAGATAACTATGCGCGTTGTGGAGCCGCTTTGGGCGTTGATCTTGTGGGCAATCCTGATCTACTTCTTGAACCTATGTATGCCGCCAGAAGTGCAGGATGGTTTTGGCACGCGAACGCCCTATCCGTATTCGCAGACGCGGGCGATATCAAGGGTATGACCAAGAAGATCAACGGCGGCTACATTGGTCTTGAGGCCCGTCAGGCTCTGTACGATGCGTGCTATGGTCAATGCCGAGCATAGGCTCTACAATAAGGCTCCCCTAACTCTTTGGAGAACAAAATGGCTTTAAGCTTTGAGAAATTTATGGAAATGTCCGGTGCTGATCTGTGTGCAGGCAACATCATTGTTGGCATGATGGGCGACCGCAAGAAGGTTGGTTCGTTGGGCGACGATGGCGTATTCAATTTGAACGACGATGGTAAGGCACTGGCTGAAGAGCTGGAAGCTGCACCTGCCGCTAAGGCAACACGCACTAAAAAAACTGACGCACCTGCTGAAGCTGCCGAGTAATCGTAAGGGGGCGACATGCCATATTTGAAGCTAGAAGGTTTCTCGGGTATCTCGCCCCGTACGGGTCCGGCCCTGCTCCAGCCTAATCAGGCTCAGGTTGCCAAGAACGTCAAACTCCAATCGGGAGAGCTGCGCCCATGGCGTAAGTCTGTTCTCACATATCAGCCCGGTTTGCCCGATGTGCGCTCTATCTATCGGATGGAGAACACCGTAACAGGCGGCACCGCATGGCTTGAGTTTGACAAAGACACAGACGTTGTGCCCGGCCCTGTCGCCGACACTACTGAGGTGCGGGTGTTCTATACAGATGGTGTAGCCCCAAAAAAGACAAACTGGAATTTGGCCACTACGAGTGGTACAGGTACCAAACCATTCCCGAACGCTTCATTAAACATGGGGGTTCCAAGCCCTACTGCTGCTCCTACACTGGTTAAATCAGGTGGCTCAGGTACTGTCCATGAAGATCGTGCCTACGTGTACACGTACATCAGCACCTTTGGCTCTGTGCTTGAGGAATCTGCTCCTAGCCCTGCGGCAACCATCCTTACAGTAGAGCCAAATGCCACTGTAACAGTGAGCGCGTTTAGCACTGCACCGACTACGGCTGCGGGGTATAACATCACGGCCATTCGTATCTATCGGTCAGTCACTAGTGCTACCAGCGCAGTCTATCTGTATGTGGGCACAGTTACTGTGAATCCTGCTACCGGTGCAGCCTCAGGTTCTTTTTCAGATACCGTGCTTGCTGCCAATCTTGGCGTGGCACTTCCTTCGCTGTACTACACTCCCCCGCCTGCAACGCTGCATGGCTTGATCGCCCTGCCCAACGGTATCTTTGCGGGCTTCACTGGTAACCAAGTGTGGTTCTCTGAGCCGTACCTGCCGCACGCGTGGCCTGTTGCATACATGATGACTGTGGGAGCTCCCATCGTGGGACTCGGCGTATTCGGGCAAACCCTTGTTGTTTGTACGACACAGAATCCGTACCTCCTTACAGGCTCCCAGCCCGGTGCAATGTCTCAGGAGAAGATTCCGCTCCCAGAGCCGTGCGTAGCCAAGAAGTCAATCACGTCTGACCAGTTCGGTGTGCTGTACGCTAGCCCTAACGGTTTGGTGTCTATCGCCCCCGGTACACAAGATGTCATTAGCCGTGCTTTGTTCACTCGCGATGAGTGGCAAGCGTATGTGCCTACCAGCATGGTTGGCGTGATTTATCAGAACATGTACATTGCGTTCTATCAGGTCGGCCAGACGAAAGCTGCGCTAATTCTGATGCGTGGGGACACACCGCCGCTAGTAACACTAGATGTGGCATCACAGGCTGTCTTTGTGGCTACTTCAACCGCAGAGGTGTACTACGTATCCCCAGTGGACAACGCCATATACGAGCTCGATGCAGACCCAGTTAACAACACGTACTACGAGTGGTTGTCAAAGACGTTCATCTTGTCTGAGCCTACGAACTTTGCAATCGCCAAGGTCCAAGCTGACTGGGGGTATATCTCTGACACAGTAGCGTACAACGAGTTGGTAGCATCAATCACTGCATCTAACCAAGCCCTGTGGACAGCTGGTACCCCGCTTCAGAGCACGATCAACAGTGTGACGCTCAACGGCATGCAGGTCAACGGCAGCATCTTGGCCAATATTCCAACGCAAGCTGAGACTCGAGTGGTGCAGGCGTTTATCTATGCCAACGAAGTTCTAGTGTCTGAGCACGGATTTACGGACCAAGAGCCAGAGCGCATGCCCGCAGGCAAAAAAGAATACATCTACGAAGTCAAGCTGACAGGTAACGCCCCGCTGCGTAAGTTCGCTATGGCTACTTCTATTGCTGAGCTCCGAGCCGTATGAGAAAGCCGGCCATCCCCCCAACCAGCATGCTGCCACTCGATATCGCTCGAGTGATGGAGCCATTGAAGCAGAACGTGGAGTTGATTACCGGCTCTCGCCCCGGCGCAGTATCTATCAGCCCTCTCCCCCCAACAGCAACATTGGCTGACTGCATCGCACAACTGAATTTAGTTCTTTCGCGTATCGAGCACTCAGGTTAAACTACGCGCATGAAAAATCTGGTATATGGCCAAGACAAGCGCGTACGAGACTGGGTTGCTGAACGAATCGGCGAGAACCTAGACGACGCTGAAGTGGCCATCGGAGTAGAAGAAGACGGTGAGCTGATTGCTGGTGTGGCGTACAACATGTACACCGGAGCAGCCATCTGTATGAATGTAGCGGCGACACCCGGCAAACGCTGGACCTCCAAAGAGTTTATGTATGCGTTCTTCGCTTACCCGTTCATCCAGCTTAAGTGCCGTCGTGTCACTGGGTTGGTTCGGATGAGCAACGAGACAGCTAAAAAATTTGACGAGCATGTGGGGTTCATCCAAGAAGGGGTGATACGCGAAGCGTTCGAGGACGGCGAAGATGCCATCCTGTACGGCATGCTTAGAAGTGAGTGTAGGTATTTAGGAGTTCACCATGGGTAAATCATCAGTCAGCGCTCCAGCAGCCGACCCAAATATTGGCATCGCCCAGCGCGAGTTGTCCGCGCTCGCCAAAGAACAGTGGAGCAAGTTCACCACTGACATCTACCCTGAGATGCTTAAGCAGTCACAGCAGCAAGAAGCACGCGCTCAGGACCAGTACGAGTTCACAAAAGGTATCACTGAGAAGCAGCAGGGCTACGCGGACAAAGACCGAGCGCGGTATGAAGAAGGCGCTATTCCGGCAATGGAGAAGCTCCGAGCTGATGCAGATCAGTACAACACCGAGGCGGAACGAGAGCGTATGGCTCTGGGCGCTCGCGCTGATATTTCTACCGCCATGGAGAACCAACGCAGCCAACAGGAAATGCGCCAACGAGCTTATGGTATTGACCCAACTTCTGGTACAGCGCAGTTCAACAGCAACGCCATGGGTGCAAACCAAGCCCTGATGGAAGCTCAAGCCGCTAACCAAACTCGTCAGGCAGCCAAAGATATTGGCTTACAGAAACAAGCCAACGTGTACAACATGTATGCGGGCTTACCCGCACAGGGCAACGCCTCTACCGGTATCGCCCTTGGTGCTGCGAATCAAGGCTTTCAGACGGGTCAAGCTGCCCTTAGCAACTTTGGTACGACCGGAGCGGCGCTAAATTCAGGAGCCCAGACAGCAATGTCTGGCTGGAATAGCGTAGGCCAACTGGGTGTCGGGGCTACTAACGCTGCTAACCAAGCTGCTGCTAATCAAGCAGCTGCTGCAAATGCAAGTGCTGCCGGCCTCGGTTCTGCCCTCGGTACTGGTATCAGTGTGGCCGCTAAGATGGGTATGTTCTCGGACATCCGCATGAAAGAAAACATCGCTCAAGTTGGTATGCTGGATAACGGCCTTCCTATCTACGTGTTTGAGTACAAACCAGAGTTCAAGAATATCGCTGGCTATGGCCCTGTTATTGGTGTGATGGCGCACGAAGTCGCTCATATCCCCGGTGCTGTATCTGTACACGCAAACGGCTACAAACAAGTCGACTACTCTAAGGTGGTGAACCATGGCATTTAATTTAGGCGCATTTGCTGGTGGTCTGGCCAAAGGCGGCATGGACACGTACCAGACACTGGAAGCTATCGAGTCTCAGAAGAAGCGTGATGCTTTGATTGAGCTACAAGCGCAGGAAGCTAGGGCTGCTGCGGAAGAACGCACTGCGCTCAAAGGCGCAGCAGCTAGTACATTTGGGCAAGTTGGTGCTCCTGAAACTGCTATTCCCGGGCGCAAGTTGTCTGAGGCTGATGTCACTAATGCTTACGCCATTGACCAAGGTGACCCTACGGCAGTTGCTCCTAAGGCATACACTCAAGCGCAAGCGGAAGCTGACTATCTTTCTAAGGTGCGGGGGATTAGCCCAGAACGTGCTTTGGATGTTGAAGCTAAGCAAATGCAAATTCAGTCTGGCCGTCGCGAGCAAAAGTTTGACCAAGACTTTGACGCTGAGCGTACTAAATGGAACCAGCAGACTACTGACCTGATGAGCAAGTTTGACACCGCCCTAACTCAAGACGGGGCAAATGGTGTTGTGCGCGAAATTGGGCCGGAGTTTAAAAAGATTACAGGTAAGAGCATTGCTCTCGTGGGTAACGACATCGTAGTGGGCACCGGCAAAGACGCTGAAAAAATCCCAGCTAAAGACTTGCGCGGCGCGTTTGAGTCTGCCATGACACAGCACTACACCCAAGGTTTTGCCGATACATTGGTAAAGAAGGGTATGTTCAAGAACGCTAATGAGGCTATTACGTACCAGCTCAAGCGCGGAGAACTTAATGTTGCTGAACGTGGAGCAGCCGTTGGCGAACGCGGAGCAGCAGTTAAAGAAGCCCGCCTGCCATTTGAAAATGCCAAAGATGCTGCGTACGCTGGATATTTAGGCGGCGGCGGTAAAGGCGGCGTTGGCGGTACTGCGGGCAAAGCAGCTACAGCCCAACAAATGGTGGATGACGGTACAGCTCCAGATTTGGCCACTGCGTACCGCATCATGGCAGCTAAAGGCGCTACACCTGCTGTTGATGCTCAATGGGGGAAACTCGAAGAGAAGTTAGCGGGTGCTACGCCAGCTGAGCTTGCAGTTCAGAAAGAAGCCTTCTACGCCCGCAATGGGTATGCCCCAGCCACGCTAGCAGCTTCTATCACTAGTGGGGTTAAGCCCGATGGTAAGAAATGGAGCCCTGAAGACGCTAAGAAAGTAGTAGCTGACTTCAATGCAAAGTACCCCAATTCAAAAATCAATATGGCCGACCTTACTTGGGTTAAGTCAAAAGACAAAGCCGAGACTAGCAAACCCGACTCCGCCATACCTGCCAAGGGTAAGGGTTCATCGAACTTCTATTCCTCAGAAGCCGCCGCAGCTCGCAAGGCTGAACGTGTGGCCCGTGACGCCGCAGTTGCTGAAGAAGAACGCAAAAAACGTGAGGTCGCAGATGCCGAATCTGCTAAGATGCGCTCAGCTATTGCCGCTGACTTCAATAGCAAGTACGGACGCTAATGCGGAGAACAGAAAATCATGGCTAATATTTGGGACGAGTACGAACGCGACCTGTTCTCCGAGAAAAAGAAAAAGGACGACAAACCTGCTTCTTCCAATATCTGGGATGACATCGAGCAAGAGCATTTCAACCCAAAGCCAAAGGCTGGACTTACCTCTAGCCAAGTTTCTTCCTCCATTGACCGTTACCAAGCTGGCCTATACGGCGTAGGCGAAGCTGTCGCTGAAGGCGTCGGAGCTAAAGATTCTGCCGAGTGGCTTAAAGGCCGCCGTGAAGAAAACGAATTCTTGGCCGATAAAGCATCTCAACGCGCTCGCGACCTTGGTGCGGTTGACCAATTTAAAGATGTACATAGCCTAAGTGATTTTGGCAGCTACGCAAAAGGCTTGGCCATCCAATCCCTGCCATACGCTGGTGAAGCCTTGGCTGGAGGTCTTCTTGCTCGTGGCGCTATGTCTGGCACTCGCGCTGCCCTTACGGCGGCCAAAGAAGCTAAAGACGTTGCCGGCGTCGCCCGTGCTGAACGCGCCTTGAACGCAGGCTCCCAAGCTGGTGCAGTGGCCGCATCCTATCCGTCTGCTGTGGGCGATGTGCTGGGTAACCAGCGTGAACAATCTGATGGTGAGACTCGTGGTGGTGTCGCTGCTGCACTAGCCGTGCCGTATGCTGCGCTGAACGCGTTTGGTGTTGAGGGTGCTTTAGCCCGTGGCACTGCCTTCAAGAACACCGTGAACCTCCTTGACCGTGGCACCGGCTTGACTGGTGCTGCTGCTCGTACTGCTGCTACTGCAACTGGCGTGGCCCTCAAAGAAGGTGCTTCGGAAACTGGCCAAGAGATGCTGAACCAAGTTGGTCGCATGTCGGTTGACTCAAGCGAAGCCTTCCTAAGTGAAGCAGCCCAAGAGCGATTCAAAGAATCATTCATTGGTGGTGCAGCCCTTGGTGGTCTGGCCGGTGGTATCGGTGGCGGCTGGCGTCGTAGCTCTGCTGGTGGTAATGACATCTCCCAAGCCATGGGTAGCAAGGACGCTACACAGCCGGACATCACGACAACTCAGTTCACTCCGCCCCCTCCACCCCCCGCTGCTGATATAACTGGCACCCCGTCTGTTGTTTCTACGCAACAGACCATTCCTTCGGCTCCGGCAGTCGTAGGTGGTACTACGGATATTGCACAGGCGCAAGCCCAAGCTCAGGCTGCCCAACAACAACAGCAGATGCAGGAACAGCAGCAGGCTGCTCGCGAAGAGTTCACTCAGCGCTTTGGCGGTGTGCGCCCAGCCTTGGATGAGAATGGCCAGCCTACGCAAAGCGTGGTGTTCCAGAACAAGACATACCACACCCGCGACGAGCTCAATGCTGCCGTGGACAAACTGGTAGCTAAAGATCAGACTAAGGACGACCATGCTCGTCAAGTACAAGCTGCATTTACCAAGACTTACTCTACTCAAGAGAAGACCCCGAACGTAAACTCAGTTGTCTCCCAGACCAGCCGGTACACCAATCGCACTGCATCTGTGGAAGAGGCTGCCGCACGAATTAACATCGAGATCGCCACACTGGTGGGCCAAGGTAAAAAGCTGGATGACACTAAGTTATCTAAGCTGGCCGAGTTTTACGAGAACCTTACTGGTGTGACAGCACCAGCTTACGCAGCCGCTGAACAAGCACAACCAACAGGAGTTAACAATGGAAAACTGCAACTGCAAAACGATGCCGGGCTTCGAGAAGTACCAGTCACAGGCGGAGCAACAGAAACAAACGATGGACAAGCTGGGGGTGTACGACCCGCTGTGCTTCAATCCGTCGGAGCAACAAGTGTCGGAGCGGGACCGCTTGACCTCCAAGCTGGACAGCCATCAACAGGCGGAGTACGGACAAGCACCGGAGATGTATCCAATGCTGCCGGTGGCGATGCCACGCAAGCGCAAGTAAATGGGCAAGCTCAAGCAACCGTTCCAAGTGCCGCCCAAGTCACCGACGAACGACTCCCTAATGAAAATCTTGGGTCAGTTCCTCCAGTACAACAAGAGCAGTCAGTTGAAGAACAACGAGCCGAAGAAGTCCCCAACTTAATTCGCTCCGCGCTTCGCATGATTTACAAGTCAGACCGCAAGGTCGACTTGTTGTTGCTCTTGACCGAAAAAACACAGCGCAGTGACTACGCCGCAATCGCTAAGGAATACGGAGTAACCGAGCAGTACGTTAAGGAGCTGGCGGCAGAAGCCATTACTGACAAAGGTAAAACTTTCCCCCGTTTCATTGAAGCCAACATTGACAAGTTCATGGCCGCAGTCAACGTACAAGCGGAGCAATCCGGTATTAGCGTACTAGAAGCTCTCGATGCGTTGCAGACTATCCATGACGCCTACGAGGGCGGGCTCGCTTCCCAATTAGGCGTGGAAGTGAATGAGGGCGACCTCATTAATGCTGGTATGGAAATCCAGAATCTCAAAGAGCGCACTGACAATGAAGGCAAAGGTACTGGCAAAGTAGACCGCACCAACGTATCCGACTTGGCCGAAGAAGGCAACAAGATGGAAGCCTTGATGCAACAGTACTTGGACCTGTCCAATGAGCTGGAAGCTGCCACTGAGGCCAATGACGAGCGTGTTCAAGAGCTGGAAGAGCAAGTCGCAGAGTTAACTACAAAAATCGCCGCCGCCGAGAAGAAAGAAAAAGCTCGCGTTCGCGCCACGGCTGGAAAACAAGCACCAAAGGAAACTGAAAATGCCGTTCAAGTCGAAAGCACAGATGAGGGAGATGTTCGCGAACCAGCCGGAGGTAGCGAAACGGTGGGCGAAGGAAACGCCGAACCCCAAAAGCCTGCCAGAAAAACTAAGCAAGCCAAAGTCGAAGACAACGCCGACCAAGCCGCGCCGGAAATAAGAACTCCGCAAGAGCAGTATGACGCTCTGGCCGCCACAACCAATCTGTTACCTCCGTACGAGGCATTGGATGAACGCGAGCGTGCTCAAATAGAAGACCAAGCCTATCAAGGTAAGTTGACTCTTGCGTCATTGAACACCATGTTCTCGGGCAACGCCAAGTTCGGTAAAGACGTTCGCGCTATCAATCCGTACACCGTGGCTGAGCTGACCAAAGATATTGAAGATTTTGTTCGTGCATCAATCTCATCGCGTAAGCTGGTGATAGTTAACTCAGTTGAGGACTTGACGAACTCTGCTGATAAGGTTGTAAAACAGATTGGTGCCGTGCTTGCCGTTGAAGGCGCGTATGGTGTTGCAGTAAATGGCCGTGCCTTCCTGATTGCAAACCGTATCGAAAAAGGTATGGGTCGTGCCAAGTTTATGCACGAGGTCGGAGCTCACATAGGGCTAGAGAATCTGCTACCTAAAGCAACATATGACCGCCTTGTCGCCCAGATTAAAAAGTGGACAAACTCTGAGGCTGACACTGATGAAGTTACCTTGGCTGCCAGAGCTGAGATGCGTGTCCTCAACGCTAACACTCCTGCCGCTGACTATGACGCAGAACTGCTGGCTTACTTTATTGAAGAAGCTGTCCAAGCCGGCATTGACCCAACCGCTTCTGGCAAAGAGACTGGTGCTCTGCGCGAGTGGTTCCGTACGTTGTGGGCTGCGTTTAAGGTTGCTGTGCGTAAGCTGGGGTACAACCCTGAGGCCATGACTGCGCAAGACATTGTGGATATGGCTTTTGGCGCTGCTCGCTTGGAGATGTCAGGTACGTACCACGGCACTGCTGCTAACTTCCGTAACTTCCGTAATGAGTACATTGGCTCTGGCGAAGGGGCTACCGCTTATGGCTGGGGTACATACCTTGCCGAACGCTATGGGATTGCTAAGGGGTATTTTGAAGCTGACGTGCGTCGTAAGACCAAGGATGCCCCCGTTACGAATCCAGCGCAGGCGGTACAGGATTTCTTTGGTTTTGGGAAGCTGGTAAAGCCAGACGGCAGCCTCATGCGCGTTGATACCTCAGTTGCTGATGACGAGCTGTTTAACTACAACGCCACAGTGGCAGAGCAACCACAACGGGTGAAGGACGCTATTAAGTCCATGCTTGACCCCATCGCAGATGAAGTGTTAGATCGCACCAACTCTGACGTGGATGAGCTCACTGGGCGAGACCTCTTTGGTACGGGGGAGAATGACCTCGGCTTGTTGAGCCGCTTAATCATGGACGACGTGCTAGTCGCCGACGGTGCCAAGTTCAACAAAGCTGTGCAGCAAGGCGAATTCCACAAGGCAGCGTCACTGTTGCTCGAGGAAGCTGGTATCGCAGGCATTAAGCATCTGGATGCTCGTAGCCGTGGCACCGCCACTAGCGTCATTCAGTTCCGTGGGAAAGCATACAACCGAGATGAGCTGCGGGACGCTGCCCGAGCTGCTTATGCAGCCAAAGATGAGCAGCAGACCTTTGAGATGGGCATGCTACGAAGCCTGTTACAGAACGGGATTGACCACGTCAGAGCTATGCACCAGTCCAAGCAAGCGTATTACGAGCGCTTGTTCTACAAGACTGACAAAGAATCCGCTGAGAAGTTCAAAGTTCCTTTCGACGAAGAGCAAGCTCGCGCTGACGCAAAGCGAAAAACTAAAGACTTGTTTGAGACCAAAGCGCTCGACTGGCTGGACAAGCACGAGGCTGAGATTTCCATGGCGGAGAATCCGCGCACATACAACCGTATTTTGTTTAGTGATAAGAACATCTTCCGTGTTGGCACCCAAGTGGCCGCAGATCGCCAACGCATGCGCTTTGGTAAAAATATGTCTACCCGCCTGAACGAAGGACTAGAAAACAATCTCCCCGCCTCGGTGGTAAAGCCTGCTAAGTCTGTAGTGTCTACAATGGGTGCTGCCGTGAAGAACGGCTTGTTGGCTGTGGGTATCACTGAAGATGTAGTCAACGCCGCTAGCAAGTACATGCGCTCCGCTCAGGATTACCTGACTGCTCAGTACGCTCGCCAGAAGACTCGCCTCGAGTTTGAACAGCGCATTGAGGCTATCCTCGACTCGTTCGACAAGCTGCCCAAGAACCTCCAAGGTGAAGACGCTGGCAGCGTGAACCGCTACATCTTGGACTCCACGATGAGCAAGAAGTGGGGCTACTACCCCGGTGAAAAGCGCATTGGCACAAAGTTGTTTGAGGTTGACCCAGACTTAGAGAAGCGCTTCCTTGCGTTCCCACCTGCTGCCCAGCAACTAATTCGTGACGTGTTTGAGCACGGCTACACCGCCCTCAAGGCTAAGAGCGACGCTATTGATGTAGCAGTTGAGCGTGAGTTTGCTGAACGCACCAAGGCCGCCGCAGGCGATGCTGACCTATTAGATGAAGTGGCTACTGCCAAGAAGCTGATGCGTACTCAGTTGAGCAGCATCCAGAACGTCGACTTCACTACCCCCTACGCCTACCTCGGTCGTTACGGCGACTACGTCGTGGCAGCCAAGTCTGCTGAGTTTAAGTACTGGGAAGGCGTTGCTGCTGAGAAGGGTGAGAACAAAGAACGTGCCGCTGCATGGTTGGCTGAGAATACTTCCAACCCAGACCACTACGTTGTACAGTTTGCTGAGACCCAAGGTGAGGCTGACTCGATTGCTGCTGATCTGATTGCCACTGGCAAGTTCGACATGGACGGCACTGAGGCTGGCCCCAAAGAAGACATCGGTTCTTACATTGGTTCTGATGTCCACCTCGCTGTAGCGCGTCTGCGCAACTTGATCTCTCGCCAAGAAGGCGAAAGCGGTGAGGGCAACTCTGACCTCAACCGTATGATTTCTGACCTGTACCTGACGACTGCTGCTGAAAACAGTGCTCGTAAGTCTGAGATCATGCGTAAGTACGTGGCCGGTGCAAACGGAAACATGATGCGTAACTTGGCCACGTCTGGCCGAGCCGATGCCCACTTCCTGAGCACAATGAAACACAACGACGATGTGGTGGATGCCCTCGAGCGCATGCGCAACGAAGCCAAGGGCAACGTGCGTAACGCAATGCCCATCTACAACGAGTTGTTCAAACGCCAGACAGACAGCCTTGAGTACAAGTCGCCATCGACTTTGAGCCTCGCGTTGACTCGGGCCACATCCGTGTGGTTCTTGGCTACTAGCCCTGCGTTCTACCTGCAACAGATGCTGCAAACTACTGTGCTGTCGCTGCCTTATATGTCTGGTCGCCTCGGTTACTTCCGTTCTGCTCGCGCCATCAAGGCTGCATACAGTGACGTGGCTACGCTGGTCAAGGGCATGGGTATCAACGAGCACATTGATTTCTCTAAGGCTCCAGCTGATGTGCGCCCTATGCTCCAGACTCTGGTTGGCATGGGCAAGATTGACATTGGTATTGACGCCGACGCCAAGGCTCGTGCTGGCGAGAACAATGTGCTGAATACAGTGATGCGCAAACTCCAAGGTGTGAACAACCGCATTGAAGCTGTGAACCGTGCGACTGCCGCGATTGCTGCGTACCGTGGATACATCCAACGCTACGGCGCTGGTAATACTGACGCTGCCACTAAGTTCGCTGCTGATGTCGTGTCCAACACACACGGCTCATACGATGGGTTTAACACGCCGCGAGTTCTGAATAGCGACATTGGCCGTTTGGTTGGTCAGTTCAAGCGCTTCCAGATCATCCAGCTCTCTATGCTGGGCAAGCTTATCAACACATCCTTCAAGGGCGCAAGTCCCGAGGAACGAGTTGTGGCTCGCCGCGCATTGGCTTTCATCACTGGCCACATGGCTGTCGTGGGCGGCGCACTGGGTGTTCCTTTTGTACAACAAGTTGCTAGCTTAATGCTTGCTGCCTTCGGCGACGATGACGAACCTAAGAACCTTGAGTACACACTGCGCCAAGCCATTGGCGACGAGACTATGGCTAACCTGCTCCTGAACGGTGTGCCCGCTGCGGCTGGCGTGAACCTCAGTGGTAAGCTGGGTATGGGTAACGTGGCTTCTATCCTGCCGTTTACTGACGTGGACTTGTCCACTCGCTCTGGCTACGAGAAGACGATGGTCGGATTGATGGGCCCATTCCTTGGCGGTCTGGCTCCTAAGTTTGCCGATGGCGCTGGTATGGTTGCCAAGGGTGAGTACTACAAGGGTCTGGAGCTGCTGATGCCTAACGGTATTGGTAACGCAATGAAGGGTGCTCGTATCGCCAACGAAGGTGTGACGATGCGCAACGGCGATGTAGTCCTGAAGCCAGAAGAAATTAGCATGGTAGACGCTGCGTTCCAAGCTGTTGGTTTGCCAACGACTACCCTCACTGGCCGTCAGTACACCCAGAAGATCGCAATGGACTTTGACAAGTTCTACAGCACCAAGGCTGCCGACATCAAGGGCGCGTACGTCAATGCCAACCGCGATGGCGACACGGAAAGTATGGCGGAGGCCCGTAAAGATTGGGAAGACCTGCAAGCATCACGCCGCAAGAATGGCTATAAAATACAGCCAATGTCGGAGCTGTTTAAGGCTACCGTTGCTGCCCGTAGGCGTGAAGCTGGTGTGGTAGATGGCGTTGAGACTACTAAGTCCAACAAAGAGTTTGTGAAGAACATCATCTAAGGAGTAATCCATGGCTACAAAGAAAACACCATCCTTGGCCGTAGGCCGTGGCGAGAAACTCCCTGTCTCTAAGGGGGCTGGCCTCACAGCTAAGGGCCGCGCTAAATACAACGCTGCCACTGGCTCAAACCTAAAGGCTCCACAACCTGAAGGCGGCGCTCGTAAAAAATCTTTCTGTGCACGGATGTCTGGTATGCCCGGCCCGATGAAAGACGAGAAGGGTAACCCCACTCGCAAGGCCGCGTCTCTCGCTCGTTGGAAGTGCTGATATGGCCACGAAAGCTAAATCAACTGTCAACGCTGCTGGCAACTACACCAAGCCTACGCTTCGCAAGAAGATCGTGTCTCAGGTAAAAGCCGCAGCAACCCAAGGTACTGGCGCAGGTCTTTGGTCAGCCCGCAAAGCACAGCTCGTGGCCAAGAAGTACAAAGCCGCCGGTGGTGGCTACAAGGACTGACATGAAAGCCTTACAGAAATCCCTCAAAGATTGGACTGATCAAAAATGGCGTACCAAGTCAGGCAAGCCTTCGTCCAAAACAGGGGAGCGATACCTGCCTGAGGCTGCCATCAAGTCATTGACTCCTGCTGAATATGCAGCGACAACTAAAGCAAAGCGCGAAGGCAAAGCGCAAGGCAAACAGTTCGTGGCGCAGCCAAAAAAGATTGCAGCGAAAACTGCCAAACATCGTTAACCCCAAAGCTTGAAAGCTTGAGATGACAGACTCTATTGAAACCGCTCGTGAGCTAGCTACGCATGCTGCTGACATCCGTCATCTACAAGAAGACATGGACAAGCTCGTTGAGAGCGTCGCAGATATGCAGAAGTGCCTCGCTGAAATCAATACCACTCTGTCCGAGGCTAAGGGCGGGTGGAAAGTCCTCATGATGATTGGCGGCGCAGGTGGCGCACTGGGCGCAGTGATTACCCAGATCATCCACAACGTACCTTGGTCTAAGTGAAAAAAGCCCCCGGGTTTGACGCCGGGGGCAAAACCCTCACCCTAGAGACAACCAGTAACGAATTACTGGCCTGCGGATGATACCGCAGCGGTCTCTAAACTGACAACAGTCGGGCCACTTGTTTTCTCAACAACGCCTTCCATCGCAGCAAAGTCAAAGCAGTAACAGACACACGCGCCTGTCGAGTGGGCAGTGCCACGACCGATGTTGAATCGCTCAGAGCTTTTACCGACCCACTTCTTCTCCTGTGCAAACTTCAGCACTTCCTTTGGCTCCATGCGGTTCTTGGAGCACCAGTCGTAGAAGTCCTTCTTGGCGATGAACAGCTTACCAACCAGCTTGGGGTCAACAGTCTCACCGGAATTCTTGTTGGGCGAACCCAGTATGCGGCGGCCAACCGCCACGCCATTGATGCGCGACAGAGATTCTTCAGGGCCACGAGCATCAGCACGGGTATCACGGTAGCCCACGGTCACCAAGATGCGGCTAGACATCTCACGAATCATGCGGCTCACAGCCTCACCCGGGTCAGTCACGTTGCCCTTGGACACAGCAGCAGTCAGGTCAGTCATCAGCAGAACTGTAAAGTCTTCCAGCTTTTGGTAGTCGAACTCCACGATGTTGTGATCGATCAGAATCTTGGCCGCCACCAGAGTACAAGTCGCATGGCTACGGAAGAAACGATATTCAGACTGCGGCATCAAGCGGCTCATCTTGTTCTCGATCTTGGCGTAGAGGTCAGCGACTTCTTGCTGGTGCGTCACGATGTACTTCACGAACTCATGCCCTGCATTGCCCATGTTCTCGCGCATCTTGTCGATGGCGTTGGATACTTCGACGGCTGGGTCAATGATAGGTACGTTGTACGTGGCGAAGTTAATGCCGATCATGCGCACTGCTTCCGCTTGGGTGTTGGCGTTGTGGCCAGCTAGCTTAGAGTGCATGTCTTCGTTGGCAGTCAATCCAACCACAGTCTTCCATGTGTGCTGTTCAGCGAAGCCAACCTTACCACCAGCAGAAGTCAGACGAGCACGGTCAGTACCCTGAGATGTTGTGTAGGCCATAGCCGACACTTCCGCTGCATCCATGTCAGTCATCTCATCAAACACCACGGGCAAGTTCTTGTGTGCACCGACGATAGCCCAGCGGGCATTGCGAGTTGCACCTTCCTTACCAGCGAAGATCATCTTGTTGGCATCACAGATACCGTACAGCGCAGAACGCCACACAGAAGTCTTGCCCTTACCAGATGCGCCAGAGTTGACGGCTACCAGAGCTCCGTTATAGCTATCTTCGCCGAATGGAGTGATGAGCGAACCGTAGACATTACAGAAGACATACTGGGCAGCTTGGCTGTTCTCTCGGTTGTAAATGTAATTAACGGCTGCGCTATAAGCAGCAAGAGAACCACGGGGCTCAGGATAAGCGTTGCGATGGTCAGCAGCAGCACCGCCGATAAACACTTTACGGATTGAACCGTCTTGGTGATAAAGCCTGTCTCCAAGTAACACCCCGCTCATGTTGTCGCGCCAGCCAAACGCAGTCAATGTATCTGTCTCACGTTGCTCGGCCATCAGCTTGTGGATTGAGTCGCGGATGTACGCGGTCATGTGCATCGTTGAGTCCTTGTTGTTAGATGGCATCAGTTCATACTTAGACAGTGCCTTGAGCAAGTCCGTGGATGAAGCCAATGCAGAAGTGTCCACCTCGAAGTCACGTACCCGTTGATCAGGCAAGTGCATGCGGATAGTGAACGCGTAAGCGCCGTCAGCCTTCTTGATGCGTTGGATTGGGTAGAACAGCGTACGGCAGAACGTGTACGGTTGCATCACACCGTCTTTGTCACGGATGAAGCGCAGCATGTGCTCTGACTGATACTCATAGCCCTCGGGCATCGGGGGCACAATGGCCTCCAACACTTGGTCAGGCTTGGCCTCGTCAATGACCTCTACCGTTGATTCTGCTGGTTCAGGCAGTAGCCGTCCCAACACGATTGGTGACTTGATGTTTCCCTTATGAACACAGCTTTCGCAGGCGGTCGGGTTACAGCGTTGAAAATATTCACAAGTAGCAGGGCCGCTATCCCAAGTGTTATAACGGGTATCAACGTCCACATTAGAGTGGCCAGTAGCTGCTCTATGTTCGCTCCACTCATGTGCCAGAGGTTCTCCCTCGACGCAGTGTTTGATAATGCCGATGATGCCGCGCCATGATTCATAGTCAACGTCTCCTTTGGTGTCACGCATCTTGCCAACTTGAGCGCAGTGGTTTGCAACCTCATGGGCAGACGAGTCAATCTGTGGGCCAAGATGGCCAATCAAGTCATCGTTCAGACCAGCAATGGGAGCACGACTGACTGGTTGTTGTGGAATAACGTCGTACTTAGCAACAGCGGCTTGCACCGCTGCGTGAAAATCTTTTGGGTCAACCGCTGTACCTTCACGGACAACTTTAACTTGGCGCGGGTCACGGCCCGGCTTTCGGTTATGACTTCCCGCAGGACGCAACACAGATGACAGATCAGCAGTGCGAGTTGGGTCAACAAGAAGGCCAGCCCCAGCCAATGCAGCTTTAAAACCACTGGCCATACCTCGCCAGCTATTTGGACCAATACTACGGGTGAGCGGCCAATAACAATGTATGCCGCCACCACTGTCAACAAGCATAGGGTCAGGGAACCCGTTAGCGCGGCAAAAACCCAAGATAGCAGATGCAGCAGACTTCTTATCGGGGTAGCCCTTGCCTTCAGCAGCTTTGTCCGCACCGCAGTCGATGTCAGCCCAAAACGATTTGGCTTTGAACCAGTTGGGTTCGCCGCGATATTTTTTCTTAGTCTCGCCGTTGACGACAGCTTCATAGCTTGGCTCCTTATAAGCAGCACAGGCGTGATAGACAGTTAAGTTAGTTTGCTCGTTGTAAGAAGCGATGGCCTCGGCCATCGTCTCCAGTGAAGCGTATGCCTTGTGGGCAATGCCAGACGAACCAGCACGGCTCAAGCCAACGAACTTATACCCATCTTCCGGCAAGATTGTTTTGAGGAAGGTGAGTGCGTCCATGTTATGCCTGTGCGATGATTGATTTACCCGAGGCGTGTGCGCCGATAGTGATGGTGCGGTCCATGTGTGCCATGGCTACCTTCACGAGTTCTTTAGCTTGGATGTTGGTATCCGAAGCCTCTACGATGACACGGGCCAGCAGTTCAGCCAGACCGATGATGATTTCTCCGTGGTTGAAGTCTTTGCCACTGAGGGCTAGATTTGCTTCGACTACGACACCAGCGACTTTGCGCTGGTCAACTTGATATGACATATGCTCTCCAGAAAATGAAAGCCCCGAAGGGCTGGGAAGAAGGTGGGGTACTTGGCCTGTGCGTCTTTCTATGCTATGGGCATAGCGACCATCCTTTGGCAGCCTTTCCCCCAAAACCAATTAGTCGTCGAAGTTCAGATCGTCGAGGTTCAGGTCTGGAATGTCAACCTCAACAGGTGCAGCTTTCACTTCAGGCTTAGGCTCAGCTTTCGGCTTGGCCACAGCTTTAGGTTTCTCAGCCACGGGTGCTGGTGTAGCAGCCTTGACTTCCACGGTTGGCAGCTCTTCTTCATGGGCAGCCTCGGCAGCAGCCGCAGCAGCAATACCGTCAGAACCCAAGATGGACTGCACAACTTCGGACACTGCAACTTCTTGCACTTGGGCATAGCCAGCATCGCTCAACAAACCTGTAGGCTTGAAGGTCAGCTTAGGAGTGGGCGACTCCATGTCAAAGCCAATGCGGGTAACCACCATGTTGTATCCAACGCCGCGCTTAGCGAGCATCTTGCCATATTCGCCCAAGGACTTGATGGATGCTGGGGGCACACGCAACAGGTATGGGTCGTTGATCTGGTCAGCCGTAGCGATAGCCATACGGACGCTGTCTTGGCAAGCCTTGCCTTTGCCGCCGTTGTCGCCGATCTTGCTGCCCCATTGGTTGTGTGGGCAGATTGCGCATGACTTGGACTGAGGTTCAGCCACGGAGCCATCAGGCTTATCGCCAGTGTTGGAGAAGCAGTCAGGCTTAGTGGCCTCGCTACCTTCTTGGTAGCCCTTCATGTAGAACACTTTGGACGTGCCCTTGTTGGCCTTGACCAACACGACTTCGATTGACGGTACTGCGATCTTCTCGCCGTCCACATCTTTGGTCAGTACGGTGCGCTCGCCGTCACGAACGACGGTGAAGTTCTTGCCCTTGATGGACATAACAGGAAAGCCACCAACGCCAGCGTGAGCCGTCAAGTCATCGTTGACTGCGGAGCGGTTAGCTGTTTTCAAATAGGCTGGCAGGTTGCCAGAGGCGGTGTCGAAGGGGATGATGTTTGACATCTTAGTTTTCTCCAGAGGGTTAAGGGTTAGGTACGACGGATGTTGACCACGCGCTCCGAGCGCCAGTTGATGCCGGGCGGGAGGTCTTGGTGTTCATCTTTGTATTGTTGTATGGCTGTCTTAGAAGCGCGAACTTCCATCAGATGCCAGTCTTCACGGGACTTAACGAAGGACATGAAAGCGTCCTTGTCAGCCACAGAAGCAGTGCTGCGTTCAGTAGTATAGGCTGTACCAAACTCAGTCTTGACTGAGTCCATGCCTGTAGTTTCAAACGTCTTAAGTAGGGCGGATTCAATCTGGTCAAGGACTGCATCCAATTTCTCTACTTTGTTTTCGTACTCGGCTTTGAACTCAGCTTTTTTGTCGCGTAGCTCAATGTACTTGGCTACCAGTTCTGATATTTTCATTGTTTGTTCCAGTGAGGGGGACGGAGGTTACCATCAAATAAGTGCGTGTGTATAGTGGTTTCTACTGGTCGCTCTCGATTCCTTTCATAATGTCTAACAAAGAGCCTTGCAGCTTTTCTTTTGCTTGTAATCGCTTATAAATACGTCGTTCAATATCACTGCCAGCTATATGGGCGATGACTGTTGTACGGGTTTGCCCGGGGCGACGAACGCGAGCACACGCTTGGACGTAAATATCATTTGAGTGGATGGGCGCATACCAGATGATGGTTGTCGCCGCAGTTAGGGTTAGCCCATGAGACATGGTTGCAGGGTTGGCCACGATGACACGGATACGATCAGTTTTTTGGAATGCCCCAAAGATTTCATCACGGTCTGTCTTTGACGTACCCCCATGCACAGACGCTGTCTCCCAATCAGAGCTTAGCTCTTGAGCTACATGCTCAAGCACACCAGTCAACGGGACGAACACAAGCACCTTGCCCTCGGACTCTTCAATGAGCTCTTTCAGCACGTCTATGCGTGGTTTGTTCGGGATGTGGATGTACTCACCCTTGGCTCCGTATGCCACACCGCAAGCGATCTGCACCAGCTTGTTAGCCTTCACAGCTTCGTTCACAGCGAGCACTTGGCCGCCTTCGTATTCCATCTTCAACTTGTCCAGCATGCCTTTGTACGCTGCCTTCTGTTCAACAGTCATCTCCACGTCGCGGGTAACGAACGTCTGCTCGGGCAAGTCAATACAGTCATCCAATGCGAAGCGCACTGACGGTTGCATGATGGCCTTCACTGTGTCCACTGCGTCCTTGCGGGCAACCCACTTGAACTGAGTCAACTGCTTCATCACCATGTCGCGGAACTTGCCGAAGTATTTAGGTACTACGGGGCTCGTTGGTACAACGATACGGCACTGCGCCCATGCGTCTGTTGGTTCATGCGGTGTTGGTGCACCAGTCAATCCCCACACACGTCGCGCTGACTGCTTGTTGCAGATGGCGTTCAATGTCTTCCAGCGGTCAGTACCAGCATTACGGAACATGGCGATCTCGTCCACGATGATGAGGTCAATGTCATCACGCTTTTGCAAGTCTTCCAAGATGGTCTTGATACCGTCGGTGTTGATGATGTACAGATCAGCGTCTTGTGCCAACAATTTCTTGCGTCGCTCACGAGTTCCATACACCACTGTCGCATCCAGATGCGGGAACGTCTTGAAGACTTCATCAGCCCAAGTGCGCTCCATCGTAGACAACGGACAGACAATCAAAGCCTTCTTCACTAGCTTGCACTCACGCATGTAGTCGAACGCCCACAGCGATGTAACTGTCTTACCGAGGCCCATACTATTTAAGCAGAAGGCCCTGTCGTGCATAGCTAGGAAGTTGGCAGTCTCTACCTGAGCAGCGAATGGTTTGAACCGGCCCGGCCATTGGTAGTAGTACTCCATAGGGTCTGGTGGATTGAACCCCAGATTACGAAGCACCTTGACTTCCTCTGGTCGGTGCGGTACAGCCACTAGCGTGTCCCCCTCATGAGAAACCAAACGTGCCGTTGGGATGACAGTGGTAACTCTTGAAGGGTTGCGCAGTTTAAAGATGAGGGCTTTTTTGTCTTTTCTAATTAGCATGAGAGTCTCATTGCAGCGAGCACAGCCAGAATGGTTTCATCTGTCGGATACGGGAAGTCCATCTCGTGGATGGTGGAATCACCTTTGACTCGCCACTTGATGGTCTTTGAGTCCCAATCCCTGTCGTCTGACATGATTAGCGCGGATACGTTCTCGGGTACTGGGTATCCAAAGAATGTGTATCGCCCAGTGTCAACATGCCTGATTGCGTCACTTGCCGTACTGCGAGCCATTGGTTTTTCTCCATCCTCGGTTGGTAGTTTGGTCAACCACACGGAGATTGCCTTTGCTATTGCCGCCACCGCCGTCCAGCATCTTCTTGTGATCTACATCGCGCCCGTCGCCCTTCTTGACTTTGCCTTCTTTGGCTAGTGCAGCTCGGGCTGCGTTGCGCTTCTCACGGTTGTCCACTTGCTCTGGTCTGGCGTTGTATGCCTTGTCGTATGCGGCTTTCTTAGCCCCGCCCTTGTTCATAGGAGTCCTCCAAATAGTCACGTAGTTGTTCGACATCATCGACTACCAAGGCTCTACCCCAGTGGTCTTTGATCTCTGCGATGACACGGTCTTGATTAGCCGTGGTGTCACCCCTCTTGCCGGGGGCCTTTGTCTCGATTGCCAGAAACTTTCCTTCCCAGCAGCAGATGAAATCAGGGATGCCCACTACGCCAAACCCATTCTGCATGGGCATGAAGTACCAGATGTCTCTCTTGCGCAGTTCTTTTTTAACTGCGTCTTTGACTTTACCTTCGGGTGTCTGTGCCATTATTTACTCCAAAACTTAACCAGTGACAGCCACATTACTACACCAGCGACGGCAACAATGAGGCCGAGACTTAGTCCGACGATTTGCATCCAGCTCATTTCTTCTCCTTGTAAAAGTCACACGATTTAACTGGGCACCAGCCACGGCACAGGCCACTAGGACGGCACGGCCATGACTCACGCTCATATGCAGACTCTAGCTTACGCACCCTTGGTAGGAAGCCGTTCCAGATACCAGCGACTTGGTCACGATGATAGGTGGCCTTGTCAATCTTCTTGTCACGCAGCCACACGAAGCCAGTCGTCACATAGTTCACTTCAGGGTAAGTTGCAAACGTGTAGCCAACATAGAGTTCGAGCTGCTCAGTGAGCTTGCGCTTACCAGTCTTGTAGTCAAACACACCAGCCTTGTCACCATGGATAACCAGCAAGTCAGCGATACCGCGTGACCACGCATTGCCCCACTCAGCAGGTTGGAAGTTTTTGTCCACTGCCATCTGTTCTTCACAGAGCTTCTGGCCGGGGAGCGCAGCGAACTTAGCAGCGATGCTTTCCCATTGCTCCATGCCTTCGGGCAGAGGTGTGCCATCACGGACACGGTACTCCATAGCAGTGTGGACTTTCTCGCCCCACATCGTTGCCTCAGTCGGCGGCTCCTTGATGTCCTTCAGTACACGAACATGGTAGAACTGCCTTGGGCACGTCTCAAATTTGTCAAGCTGGGAGTATGTCCAAGCGGGTATAGCCATAGGGGTTCCTCTCAAAGACCAAAGTCTTTAAGTTATTTAGCGTCAGCGTAGTTCTTACCGATGTCGCCTTCACATGAGACAGGCAGGTCAGCACACCACTTAGGTGGAACTTTCATTACCTCTAGCATGTACTCTAGACACCACTTTGCAGCGGGGGTCGGTACAACAGATATTACCTCATCATGCACGGTCAGTGCAACTTTATATCGTCGATCAGCATCAGGGTTGTCGTTCTTACGCAACTCAATGTCGATCTTGGCCATCTGGTCAAACACAACGATACGAGCCAGAGCTTGCACGATGTTCTCAACCATCTTACCGCCGTAGATTTTAACAGGGCCGTAGCGTCCGTCGTACTCGTAGCCGTCTGCGTTCTTACGCAAGTTGGGGTAACGAATCATCGTGCCGTTAGGCAGGTGCACACCTTCGGGGGTACAGCGCAGAGCGATGCCAACACCGAGCTCACACTCAAAGCCCTTGGCCATTTTCTCGAGCGACTTCTGTGCGTCTTTCCATATCTGGGCGATCATATGGTACTTGGCGCGGTACAGCTTGACTGTGTTCTGCGCGTCTTCCAATGGCATGTCCACGGAGATGCCGCCCATACCGATCTTGAGTGTCGCCTTGAACTTGTCAGGCCCCATGCCGTAGCCTAGGCCCAAGATACAGGTCTTGCCTACGAAGCCCTCAACCTTGTCTGGGTTGTACTCCTTGCCGTTCTCGTCAATGGCTTTGCGTTTACGGTCAACATGGCGGCCATACACCACAGAGGCAAACGATGAATAGATGTCCACGTTGTTGCGGAAGTCTTCAACCAAGTCCTCTTGGCCAGCCCACCATGCAACGACACGAGCTTCGATCTGTGCAGAGTCAACTGCTACCAGTGAGTGCCCATCAGGTACGGTGATTGACTTACGCAACGCCCCGCCGCGAGGCAGGTTCTGAAGGTTCATCTTGTCGCCACCTGAAGCCCGACCAGTATGCGCTCCCCAGTAGTTGAGCAGAATCGGTAGACTCCCTCGCTCGGCAATACCAATGAACGACTCGGTACGGGTTTCCTCGAGCGTAGATTTGATGCCGAGACGCGCAGCAACGATGGCCTGCACCCTTGGGTCATGATGCTCGGCGAGAGCTTTGAATTCTTGGTCAGTTTTACTAAAGGCATAGGCTTCCTTGTTTGTACGCAGGCTCACCTTTACGGGCGGCTCAACTCCAAGCCTCTTCAACACCTCAGCGAACTTGGGGTTCGACATCAGTGCTTCACGTCCAACAGTAGCGTCGATGCGCTCCATCAGTTTCTCTTTGTTCGACTGCACCTTGAACAGATGGTCAACCAACACATTCCTGTCCAGCTTAAGCACTGGGTCAGTGAACATGCGAATCATCAGGTCTTGGATGTAGAGTTCCTTGGGAGGGTTCCACTGCTTGAACACATGGTAGAGGGCATACGTCAGGTCAACGTCGTGTTTGCAGTACTCACCATAGCGAGCCAACTGGTCAGCAGGGAAGTCTTCACGGCGTAGGCCAAGTGCATTGACAACCTCTGTGCCCTTCTCGTCCAGCAGATACTTCTTAGCCAGTGCTGCTAGTGAACCACCAACAGTGAGTCCAGTAACGGGGCGTGCCATCGATAAGGTATCGAGATAGTACTTCGGCTTGATGCCATAGCGCCATGCAAGGATTGCTCCGTCGAAGGCCATGTTGTGACAAATGAGGTAGGCATTAGGGATACCGAGTTCATGAAGCGCTTCGGTAATCTGCCTGTCCGTACCTGTAACCCAACGGGTTTCTCCGTCGTCGACTTTGTAGGCGAATCCAATGACTTGGAATTGCTCGTCTCGGATGTAGTGTTCAGTGGTGTATTTTTTGAGTCCATAGTCTTTACTGTAGTACGTCTCAAAGTCGAGGGTGATGAGTTGTGTCATGTCTTCTTCTCGTGGTGATCTTTTAGGTAGTTGAAGGCTGCTTGCCAGCCCACCCATCGGCAGCGCACATGAGCATTGGCGTACGTGTTGTCGTAAGGAGTAAGCGGCTGAGAATGGTTCTTTGCGTGCCAAATCTCAAAGGCTTCCCGCATGGTCTTACTGTCCTTCTTCCTATATGGCACAGTGATGCCAATTTCTTTCCTAGTCATTTGGCATTGCTCGTTGGATAGTGATGCGCACTCTCAGTGGCTCACCTTTGATCTTGAAGCTGTCGATGTCAGACTGTGCTTCGCTCTTGTTTGCATACAGTGAGTAGCCCACTGTGCTCCATGCTGCTTTGTGAAAGGCGCTGTCGTGGATGCCAATAGCCCACATGGTGACTGTGGTGCGGTAAGGTTGCCTGCTCATAAGGGGGCCGCTTCGAGTTGCTTGAGTTTATTTACGGTCATAGTTCGGATTGCGTTTGGCTCTTCCCGAGGCGATCTGTTCGCGAGCTTCAGCAAAGAAGTCAAGTCCACTGCTGGAAACGGCCACTGGCCTTGGTTTTGGTCGGGGGCTGCGGTACGGCTTTTTCTCTTTTGGTTTTTCATTTAGTTCCTCCCAGTTCGGCCAAGGTGCGCCGGGCGCTAACACCGTCTTCATCGTTGATTGCTCGGGCTCGTTTGTAGATGATGTCTTCTTTGACAATGTCGAGAGCCTGTTCGAGTTGTCTAACATTGCACGCGTCAAGCTGCGCATCATGAATCTCCATTGCTAAGTTAATTGCCACAAGTTCAGGGCCAGTGGCCACGAACCGCATGTCGTTCTTTACACCACGCTTAGCCACAGATAGTAGAGCGTCTTGGCCAGCACGAATCTCTTCTTGCCAGTCGTCCCCGATACCCATACGTCCGAAGCCCTCCATCATATTGAACGCGCCAATGATGATGTCGATGTCTTCTTTGTTGGCCTCGCCCTTACGCAGTTGCTCGATGGCTACGTGGTTCTTGATGCGAATGTCCACAGCTAACGACACAGATGAGAATGGTTTAAGGCCACTCGTCACCCATGTCATCACGTCAAGGCGTACGCCCTTCGGTTTGTACTTACTCTTCTTTCGCATCACGCGCCACTATCGCTTGGAGTTGGAAGAAGATAGCCATGAGGAAGAAACACATGGCATAGCCGACAGTGAAGAACGTCATTGACAGCGCGCCCATCAGGAACGCGCCAGCGGCACAGACACATAGGACGTTGTAGAGGAAGTGGTAAGTCACATTGAATCCAATCTTGCTTTGACTAGTAACGTAGCGACAGCATCTTGGACACTCTCGCCTTCCTTGAGGACGTACATGGTCGGGCCTGACTGGCGACCACCAACTAGGTTTTTGCCCATCGTGTTTTGGCTATGCGACACAAGCACTGTTCCGTTCATTGCTCGAAACATTTGCACAGATGTTTGTGGCTCACCCATGCTGTGATGTGTAGTTGCATACGCACGGTCTTCAGCGATGCTAATCTCAGCACTAGAGTTCAGCCAGTTGCGTAGTTTTCTTTTTAACCAACTCATACTATGCTCCAAAGATTTGTTTGAGTTCGTCGTACAGCTTACGGGCTTGCACGATGGAAAGTGTGTTGAGGTCAACGGGTGTGACTTGTACTGTGGGTGTAGCAGCAGCTTTATTCTTAACTGGCTCGAGCTTTACCTCGGCGACCGCTTGCTTATTGGCTTTGTGCCCTTCCTTGATGCGGCGAGTCATCTCTTCTTTACCGAGCTTGGCGCGGGCTGCTTGCATCTTGGACACAATTTCCAGCTTAGCGGCGCGAGGGTACGCATCCACTGCAACTGAGTACATGTATCTCCCAGTAGTACTGCACATGGCTTTGTGTAAAAGCTTGCGCTTTGCCATCGTATAGAGCTGAGACATCACAGATGACTCTAGAATCTCACCAGTGAAAGCTTTGGCAACTGCATTACCGTAGCAAGCTGGGTGGGCTTTAACCCAATCGAAGATGCGCTCGTTGTTGGTAAGCACCACCGGCTCCAACGGCTGCTCAGGGTCATCGAAGCTTAAGTTATCAAGCTCTGTGTGTTTAGTGAGTAGTTGCATTTTAGGTAATACCTTTGTGAAAAGTTCAGTACGTAAGTCAGACATAGTTATTTGTCCAGTTGTTGTTCAACGATGGTTGCGATGAATTGATCTTTCAACTCGTCCATGTCTTTGCAGATTTTTGAATATTTGCCACTGCGGAGGATGAAGCCGTTGTCGACTTTCTCTACCGTGAATGACGTGGTGTTGTGCATAAATACTCGAGGCTCTAGCGGGGCCTGCGGCCATTGTTGGTTAACTGCTCCCATACCTAATCCTGTGTTCCCGAAGCCTTGGCTAGCGGGCCATATGGCGTTTTGCGCTGCGTTTGCTGCTGAGTTCATAGGTAGATGCCTCTGTACATGTGCGTTGTATTCCGCTTCGCGCATACGTTCCGTAAGATACGCCATCGCGTCCGCATGATCATCGTGCTTCTTCTCTCTGGCGCTTGAGGCACTCGACGAGCTTCTCCAAGTAGTGCAAGCCTTTACCAACTTCTTGAATTGATTCATCTTTACTCCCCATACGCATTACATATTTCAAAGCACCGCCACGGTAGTAGCCGATTTGTTGTTCGATTGGCCATGTGTCCACCACATCCCACGGTTGAACCGCGAGTTTCTTGTAGTGATCGCCGCCGACTTGTCGCAGACTTGGTTGCATGATAGGTGTCACTCTCTCAGTTGTTGGAATGTAGCCAGTAGCCAATCGAATGTTGCGAACGACAGGGCACACATCAGGCTCGTCGTATTTACATCCAGTGGCATCGCAGTGATTCATGTGTTGGTAGTATTCCATCAGTCGTATACCTTTATGTATGGGTCAAGCCCTTGGTGAATCATCAGTTGTACGAGGCGTGACTCGATACGTGCCATCCTCGCAGCGAGCTCCTTGTTGCTCGGTTGTGAGCTTGACGGCGTACTGAGCAAAGAGCCACTTGTCTCCAAGGGCTTTGACACATTGAATCCAGTCTCGCTTGTAGCGGTCACGGACTTCTGGTGTGACGTCGTAGTTGTTAAAGAGCTTTTCAGCTCGTGCTTCGAGTGTGAGTATTGACATTCGTCGTCTTTCATACAGTCAGTTTGGATGCGACAGCGGCTGCTGTCAGGGTATCGACATCAAGGGTGCCAAGGAGTTCCTCAGCACTGGTCTTGGGCTTCTCTCGCTTGATGCCATTGGCTTTCTCAGCCACACGGTCAAGGTAATCTTGGTTGATGTACAAGGACAGGCCGGGCCACAGCTTGAGTGCTTCGTTCAACGACTTAGCAGAGTTCAAGAACTGGCGAACCTTGTCTGTCACAGCTTCCCATCGGTCGTCAATCTCTCGCATAACTTTGCGATGGGCAACAAGCTCTTTAGCACCTTGGGGGAGAAGGTAACTGTTCTCGTTGACCTTAGTGATATACCCGTAGTAGCTGCTGTTACTCTGCTCAGTGCGGGGGCATGGAAATCCAGAGGTTGCCATAACTTGGAAGTCGACGTTGTATTCTCTCTCAGCCTCGGGGTCTAGCCTGTATGCGACGCGCAGTGTGATCTTTCCGGGATTGATCTTCCAGTCCTCGGGCATCTGGTCGCGTAAGTGTTGGTGGTTGCCCCAGATAAGGGCCGTCATGTTCCCATCGTTATCAGGGACGGTGCACGACTCGGGCGGCACAGTGTGCAGTGCCTTTTCTTTGTCCCGCATGTTGCGGATGTTGACCCGCGTAGAGTCTAGGAGGCCATTGGAAATGGATACGTATGCCATGGTTGTCTTTCAGTAAGTGATTTGATGATACAGGAAACGTGTGTATGTTCTATAGTTCGCTATAGTTTATTTTTTCATGAGACCTCCACTTGTTCATAACCGTTGGTTGTAGCGTAGATGTGTTTACGCAGTGCCTTCATGCCGTTGTCAAGGGTACGCTCACGCATCAGACGAACACGCTCATCCATCGTGCGCTTCTTGTACTCACCATCTACCCATACATGTGTGTCGGGCTTGTTGGCGATACGCATACCGTGATTGAGCACAGCTAGTGCATCGTCACCTGTTGGGTTCTTGTAGTCGATGTCAGCAATCAGCTTACCAATAGGGGGCGAGTACCAGTAGTTGCTGAGCTTCTTCTCGATGTGTTCTTCAAAGCCAACACGTAGCATGACCATGGCTAACTTTCGGATGACTGCGGTGTCTGCTTTGACTGATTGGATTGCTTCGTTCTTCACGATAGTCTTAATGTCCTTGGGGATGTTGAGGCAGTCGACTCGGCCTTGTGGGAGGTCAACTTGGAACTGTGTGCCCTGCTTGTAGGGGATGGTCTTGTCTCTGGTGTTTGCACACCATGCTGGCTTCTCCCACCCATGGGCACCATAGAAGTGGCTCGTGACACGAATGGCAGTCTCTTTGTTACGGTGGTGCCCTGTGTCTGAGTAGATAGTCAACCCAGTGATGTCTTGCAGACGGTTGCGAATCGTCATGTGGTGCACACTAGGCCAGCTCTTCGTATTAGGTGCAAGCAGTGTCATCACGTTGTCTGGTGCGATGCTGACCAATGGCGTTTCGTTGCGTACTTCACTACGCTTGTATTGGCCGGAGGTTTCATCTTTCTCCCAGTTGTACTGCAAGAAGGTGAATGTGAACGTACCGTCATCTGCTTTGGTTAGCCGTGTGTCTGTTTTGTACGCCTTGAAGTCATTGCTCTTGCGGCGTGTATCGAAGATTTTTTCTGTCCAGTTGTAAGTAAGTATCGCGCCCATGTTTTCTCCTTAAGTAAGTTTCTCTGCTATCTCAACAGCAAGCCAACGCTCCATCGAGCTTATAGTTGCTTCACAGTCTGCCTTGATGGTTTGGTCTGACGCCAAGTCTGTCTTGTGTTGTGTGGTTATCACGAACGCGCCGTCCATATACTGAACAGTAGCGATCAGTCTGTTGTACACCGAGTGGATGTTGGTCTCGAATAGCTTGGACTTCCGAGTCCCGTACATCCATCTAAGTTGCTTCGTCGAGTCGTTGCTTAACGTCATACGCTTCCTCCAAACTTGGATGCACCTCGTGTATCCATTCGATTCGTTCCTCAAGCTCAGCTAATTGGTCTTCAAGGTCACTGACTTCATCCTTGAGTCGAGCGTTCTCTTCTTGCAGCTCGTTGCATAACGATTGGTGATACGCCAAGTCTTCTTCTATCTCAGCGATTTGGTCACTTAGGTTGGCCATTTAGTTCATCCTTTCACATGCTGTTACCCATGCTTGTGCTTCTGCTCTGGTGTTGAACACCATCTTCTGCTTCACACTAAAGGCATGTGCGTGATACTCATGCACTGGTTCGTCGTAGCTTTGCCTTGCCCGAATAACTCTGTGCACTTCGCCTAAGCGAGCTCGTGACTCACCTCCATACAATCCGTAGCTCCATTTCTGAGTGTCGTATGAAAGGTTCTCCCATCTGTACTCGACTGTCATAGTCTCACTATTGCTATCGTCCATGCCTTGGCCTCCTCCTCTGTGTAGAACATTTTTCTGTGTCTACCAACCTCTACGCCATACATCCACATCTTGAATGACTGCTTCGTAGTGCATAGAAGAAGGCGCACCGTCGCTTTGTAGTGGTAGCGGCTATACAGAGCGTAGTCAAAGTCATACAGCCTCCACCCCCGCAGCTCTTCTTCCTTAACAACAGTGCGCCACTCTAGTTGCATGATGCTTTCTCCAATGCGTAGAGAGTCCACAGATATGCTTTGGCGTCCTCCACATCAGTGAAGTACCTAAGGCCTTTACCCATGGACAAGTCTGCGTAGTAAGTTCCGAGCTCTTCATTGATTTGCACAACCTCGCCAACGATGTAGCCCTTGCCTACTGTGGCATCGCATAGATACCACTGAACTAAACCAGCCCTGTCACGGCTAGTCTCGTCGGAATTAACCCAGTGCGTCACTGCTCTAACTCGAAGTGAATGTTGTCACCCCATGGTGCGTCGACGTCGCTGCTGATACACCACACGACTGGATAGCCGGGGTCTTGGCCGAAGTATGTGTAGCCGTCAGTCAAGCACACGAACACCTGTGGCTCGATACCCTGCTCGGCAAGGAAGTCAAAGCCTGCTGGCATATGTGTGCCACCACCTGAGAAGAACTCGAGGCTGACCTCTTCACCGCAGTCGAACTCCATGTGCTTCTTGACCTCGGTGTCTGTGTAGATGACATGCACCTTCTCTGGTCGGCACTGCTCGATGATGCGTGATAGGTGACCGTTGTAGTAGTCGAGCTCGCGTTTGCTGATAGAACCAGATACATCGACCTGCACAACAAGCTCACCCATCTGTGGCAACTTGTCAACGCTAGGCAGATAGTGATCTACGAAGCGACGGTTAGGACGACGCCAGCTCTGACCCTGTGCAACGCACGCAGTCATGTGCTTCTCAAGGATGTCATACCAAGGAGTCTTGACCTCGAGCAAGCCAGCAACCATCTCGGCTAACTTGCCAGACAACTTGCCGCGCATCTTGGCAGCTTGAGCAGCCTCGGCGATCTCGACCTTGATCTGACCCTCGATCTCTTTAATCTCGTCAGGTGTCAGGGGCTTGCCATTACCATCAGCACCAATGCCATAGATAACGTCCTCACCTAAGCCGTTGTCACCGTGGTCTTCGGGCAGCTCGTCATAAATAGTCTCGGTGGTCTTGTCCTTGGAGCCAGCCATGTTGACTGTGTTGGGGATGCGCTGGCCTACGTTGCTGTCGTCGAGCGTGTCGTTAATCCAAGCGTCACCTGCATAGTTCCACTTCTTATGATTGCGAGCACCCTTGCGTACTGCGTGCTGACCGATGACGTGGCCTACCTCGTGGCACAGACCCCACACAATCTGCGGCACAGTCAACGACTCGATGAAGTCATTGTTGTAATAGATGTTGGCACGTGCATCGACGGCCAGTGTTTGGATGCTGTTGTCACAGATGAGCTTACGACGCAGAAGAATTGCTGCGAAGAAGGGATGGTCAAGCACGATTTGTGCTTTTGCTTTTTCTAGTTTAGTTGCCATTTGCGGCCTCCAGTTTCTCGTTTACACACATTGCTACTGCCTGAGCGAATGACACCTTCTGCACACTGACAGACTGGTCTTTCTTGCGGTGCCAGATTTTGTTCTCTCCATACCCATCGCTACTTACCATCACGATGGTGTCCTCAACTAACTTGAGTGCTGACGCGGGCATCATCATGTCGTACCCAATCACCACGAACTCGCTCATCTTCTCGTCAGCTTTGGGCTTGCGTTGTGGTTTGAACTCAACCTTTACCTCACAGTCACGCAAGATGCGAAGCATGTACCTCGCCGTCTTGATCGGTCGAAACACTAAGTTAATTAGTCTCATGCTTTATCTCCTTAAATTTAAGCAGCCCATCACGTCCCCGTGTAGCTGTTGCCTTTCCGTCAACGAGGCAGTCCACGATGAACTTAGCCTCGCGAATTGTGTGCACCAGAAACGCAATCTTCACTCGTTGTGCATAGAAGTACGCAAGGAAGCACACGTTGAGCCCGATGCTTACGATCAGTAAGTCAAAGTCTGTCATAAGAACCCCATTGGTTGTTTGACCTTGCCGTCCACTTTCTGTGGTTGCTTGGCCTGTTGCACATAGCGACGTTGGAGCCAGTCGCTAACTATTCGTGACAGCGTGTATGCGATAGCAATCAGGAAAGCCAATAGCAATCCTGACGCCATGTACACCATGTCACGTACCCAACCATCAAGCCAGTCCATACGCAGCCATCTTCTTGGCAATCGCATCGAGCTTCGAGGCAGCCTGCTCACGCACTGCTGGTGACTCACGCAGAGAGTCCTTGTTGAAGTTGTAGATGTCAATCGCTTGCATCAGTGTGTCAGCCATGGTGTCTACATCAGGGTCACTGTTGACGTTCAATGCCTTGGCACGCCGTAAGCCCTCGACTACATTCTCCACAGCGGTGTCACGGAAGATAGCGCCCTCAGTACCGATGGGCTTGTTGAGCTTCTCGACTAAGTGTTGCAATGGTTCGAGCATGCCCTTGATAACCTCAGCACGCGCACCCTGCGCAACCTGCTCCATCGACGCATTGAACTCAGCCATGTCGTCGTCGCTAATGTCGAACAAGAAGTGCTTAGCATCAGGCAGTGGAGTGAAGCGTAAGTCGAAGCCCATCTTGCTACGGAACTCATCAGCTGTTGGGTAGTCTTCTACTTTGGCAGCACCCACGTTACCCAATGCACGAGCCTTGATGTCAAGCTGCACATAGTTATCGTAGTCAGGCATGTACTTGTCGAGCATGTCATCTACTGCTCGGATGCGTTGTCGCATCTGCGCCGTGTACTCCATGTACTGCGTGTTGGGCAGCAGTCGTGGGCCTTTGTCAATGTACGCCAGTGTGTGTGCCTTATGATAGGTGTAGACCTCGCTCGCTGTCTGCATGATGCGGTTGATTGGATTGAGCTTGTCACGAAACAGTTTGCGGTTGACCACAAGTGATGTGTCATCCATCTGACTCTGAATCAGTAACTCAGCCGTAATATCACGGCGTGTTAAGTTTGCTCGGCGTACTGTCAGCTTGACTAGCATTGCTTTGCTTGAGAGTGTTGTCGGTTGCATGTGTCCTCCTAAAAAGGTGTGTCAGTTGAGTCGTTGCGTAGTTTGTAGTCAGCTTGGAAAGCCAAGAACATTTCTCCAATCTCCTTGGGGTCAAGAGACTTGCATATGTACAGCTTGGTACCTGAGTCAACTCGACCTCCATCAGTGACGGGGCCAGTAATCATCATCCCCTCGTTGTCAGCGAAGGCTATCTGTACGAAGTAGCGCGTTGCCATCGTCCATCCTTACTTGGGTAAACACCCATGCTTTCGCAGTCTCCACATCGAAGAACTCCATGCGGTTGCCTGCATCGTTGGGAACCCACGCCGTGTATGACGTGGGGCCTGACTTCATGATGAAGCCGTGAGATACGCCGTTGATGACTTTGACATCACCTTCCTGCTTGGGTGCTTCACGCAACACATAGTCAGCTAACCCCATAGCGTCTTGCCATTCATATCCCATGATTAGCTAAGCACGTTAGCATTTTTAACGGCCCATTGCACGAAGGCTTTGGTGTTGACGATCTCGGGCTTGAGCTTCTTGGAGTCAAGCACACACATCACTTGGAATTCAGCGGGGATGCGGTTGATGTACTCACACACTCGGTCGAAGTTGTCCTTGGATACACGGTGAGCAAGCGCACCAGTCAGAGCAAACAACACGGGCATGTCGTCAGGCACATTAGCCTTGGCAGGGTTCATCAAGATGCCGTCAATGTCAGGCAGGTTCTCGAAGATACGCTTAAAGCCCGTGTACTCGGCAGCGGCACCCTCGCCAACAAGTCCTGCAATATTTGCGAAGTACAAGTCACTAGGCAACTCAGTGGCAACTTGGTTGGCCATTTCCCATGAACGTGGCGTTGGGTTGATTGCACGGTTGGGGTCGAAGTCAGACAGCATGTTTGGTCGGAAGCGCAGGAACTGCACCATCTCCACAGCGATGTCATTGTCGAGCGCCCAGTCACACCAGTCGTCAAGGTTCTCGTCGAAGGTCAACGTCTGCACACGGTTACCCAGCTTGGTAGTCATGCGAGTCGCACCAGACTTGTCCTCGGTACGGTTACCTGTTGCAATGATGTGCAACTTGGGGTGCAGCTTGAGCTCGCCAGCATAGCGGTCTAACAACACACGACACAGTGGGTTCTGCATGGGTGTAGTCGCGTCAGACATTTCTTCTACGATCAATGCACACGCTTGGTCAGTACCGTCGTCACGGATGCGCCAGAACTCTGAGGGAGGCAACCACGAGGAATGGTCACCGTCAGTCTTGGGTAAGCCCATGATGTCTACTGGGTCGCGCAGTGAGGGGTTGAATTCTGTGATGCGGGCTGGGTCGATACCGAGCTCTGCAACGATTGAACGAGCGAGAGACGACTTACCACCGCCGGGTTTGCCCACGATGAATGGGACTAGGCTGGTACCGCGTTGGAAGTTAGCGAGCACAGAGCGTTTGATGTCAGAGTATTTCATGAGAGTCTTTCTAAGTGATTGAGTTTGAGAAGTTGAGGGGATAGTCGATTCGTCCATGCCCCTCGTCATGGTTGGGCTGTCACTTGCTAGTTCATACATGGGGGGAGCAAGTAACCACGATGCCAGTCACATCGACAAAGCTAGGCAACGCGATTCATGAACCCCCCGTTATTGTGATAGGTGCGCCCACAACGCCGTGGCGAGGACGATGATGATTGCGATGCACCAGATGATTTGGAATTCAGTTAGGTCATTTGTTGGTTTCATGTGCTTCCTCCGCGTCCATACAGAACAGTTCTAAGATTTCATACAGCTCAACGCATCTGTTTTGCCAAGCGATAGCGTTGTCCAATGCTTTGAGGAATAGTTCGCGGTCTGTCATGATTTGTCTCTAGCCTCCATCATTGAATCAGCCAAGATGTATGCGTAGTGTGGAATAACCTGTTGTGACCTGAAGTTAGCCTGCACCAATGCCTGCATTGCCTTAGCTGCGAAGTAGTCACGCAGTAGCCTGCGGAATAGTTTCTTCATGCTTGCTCCAATCTGTTTGCTACATACCTTGCCGTACCCTCAGGACTCATTTGCACGAAGATGTATCCAGCAAATTCTTCACCGTCATCGCACAGATGTTCATCGCCTCTGTCGTAGTTGATGCACCCGCCGCCTTCTAGGTCACAGCCTACGCATCCCGGTTCCTCAATCCAAGGCATGGGCTTGTAGAACTTGCCGTCGACTTTGATTTTTGATCTCATGCTTGCTCCAATCGTTTGAGAACTTGGTGGGCTATGTACTCGTCAGTGACAAGCTCCGCACCATTAGCCAGTCTGAATGTGTGGGCTGTTACGCGCCGTTTCCCGCATGCACCCATAGGTATTAGTGCGTTAAGCAAAGTTACTTGCCAGCACTTCACATCAGGAGTTACATGGGTTGTGTCTGTGACATATGCCCACACAGCCCCTTGCGCGTCATGTCGTTGCACTAAGTCCATCAGATGCACCTGACTCATGACAGGTGACGAGGCTCTATCTCGATGTTGTACCCAAGTGCTAGGATGATTTGGCGTGTGTCATGTGTGAGTGTTGCCGTGCCCGCAAGTCGTGCGAACAGTTTGGCCTTGTCGCATACGGGATACGCTGTCTGTCTGCCGTATACGTCTTTGATTCGGATGGTGATCTTCATGCTCTGTCCTTGTAGATGTTGTATCTCCACGAGGTTGCCTCGGCGTCGATGCGTTGCCATACAACTTCGCGTTGTTCTTCAGTCAGTCCTACCCATTGGGAGACTTCGATGTATGTACGTCCACAGCCTTTGCAGACTTCATCGTACAGTGTGGTGCATACGGCAATGCACGGGCTATCTGGTCTTGTCATTGGTCTAACCTCCGTTTCCACAGCTCCGCGATACACCAGTCTTTGGCTTCTTGGAGTGTGTCGTGTGTGTAGTGGTAGGGTTTACCCGCTTTATGGTCGGGCAATGAGTAGTCGTGGTTTTTGTGGTTGGGCTTCGGCACCATCGCCCTGAATCCGTTAGCTTCTAGGGACACGAACGCCACGTACTCGTCGTTGCTTACTAATATGTGCAGTGGTTTGGCATTGGAAGCATAAGCGTGTGGCTTCTGCTCTACCCAGTTCACAGCTTGCCTCCACCCTTATGGGATGAGTTGAGTCCTTGGAGCAGAGATAAGTCTGTCACCAATATGTAGTTTGATTTGGGCATGGGCACGACTGTGTGCTTGCGTTGTTTGGCCAAGAGTTCACCACATGCCGCGCAGGTTGGTCTCAGTGACTTAGCTCGTTGTGGTTCCACACGGACTGCATAGCAGTGGGTGCATATAGGAATGTGATAATCTTCCATGTCATAACCTCGATGTTGAGTGGTAAGTTCGTTTGGCTTCGATGTACGCTTGTGCCGCGTCTTCAGGTGTATTGAATACACCTAGATGTTTCTGTTTTCCAGATACCTGAATCACAGCTCGCCACTTACCACGGAAGGCAGACACACCTAGGTATGGGTTTGCCCGCTTCGGCTTGGCCTGATTCATGTTGTTCTCTGCGTGTGTGCCGTCTCTCAGGTTGGACAGTCTGTTGTCTAAGCGGTCGCCATTTATGTGGTCAATGATATTCGGCCATACCCCATGGACTAACAGCCACGCGATTCGGTGTGCTCGGTAGTTGTGCCCTTCGTACCCAATGATTCGGTAGCCGTACATTGGGCAGACATTACCAGCGACAGCCCCAGCCTTTACTCGGCCTCGGCTTTTAAGCCATTTAATCTCTCCGGTTTGTGGGTCGTAGGCAAATACCTGTTGCGCGGTTATGTGGTCTAACATTTGTGGCTCCTTGTTCAGATGCTAAATGGTAGCACAAACATTTATGCATGTACAGACTTTTGTACGGCTTTTCTGGTTCGGTGGAATGAGCTGATAGCCGCGTTTATGTTGCTCGGTGCATTACGCTCACGTATGGATTGCAAGCGTGCCATGGTTGGGTGATGTTTGGCCACAGTCTCGTCATCCAAACGGTGAGTTAGTGTGTATATAACCATGAGCTCGAGGTAGTCCCCCAAGTCCATGCCGCACGTGTTGGAGTCCGTGATAGGTCGCGGTTCTCTGCTCATGACCAGATTGCGCGGTATGAATCCAAGATGGTGTCGCCCAAGGTGTCAGACAACATGGCCTCGGGCACGGGTAAGTCACAGACATATTCGTCTATGTCATCCATCAGGTCGATGGGTTGGTCGTTGGTGTTGGTTGGGATGAGTAAGTGAGTGAGCATGATTAGATTTCCTCGGTTTGTAATTCAGTGATAGCCAGTTTGTCGATCTGAGAACTCAGTGCATAGAATTCGTCGTCGTCAATCCACCCACGTTCAGATGCAGATTCGATAATCATTTGGGCGGCAAGGGTTCGCGTGACTCGGTCGTGCTCAGCGTTGTGCATTGCGTCCAACATGAGGACTTGAATGGTGTGTGAGATGGGTTCAGTCATGATGTGTCCTATTAGATGAAGCTAAAGTCGGAGCCGGCTACACAAGCGGCCAAGGTTGCATTGAGGCACATACGTTGTGCAGTCGTGAGGTCGTTCAAGAAGACGATGTCAGTCATGATGGTGTCCGTTCAATAATAAAGTTACCTTGGGTAAGGTAGTTGAGTAACTCAGGACGATTGAGGGTTCTGTCTGTGGTGAATACTTTAGTTGCGTGGGATACCATTTGGGCGTCAGTCAGGTTGTCCGATACATCCAAACGGGTTTGGCACCAAACGTATCCATTGGGGCGTGTGTTCGGGGCGAGTTTGAGGGTTGTCCACATGATGTACATCTTTCTTCTACGTGAATTTGTTGGAAAAAATTAGGCGTGAGAAAACCAGCAAATTGAGTACTACATTGAGACCCGCATAAACATTGGGTTTTTTGAAAAAGTAATACTGAATTTGTGAATTTGTTGGGTTTTCCAGAGGGTCAGAGACTTTTACGAGAACGTAGATAGCCATGTGTGATACGCGCCGCGTAGAACACTTTACAGACTGTCTCTCTCTATAATATTTCTGACTCAAAATACATAACAAATCGTAAAATCGTAAAATTACCCCTTGGAAACCCACTGTTTACACCATTCTTTGAATTTGCTGGGTAATTTGCTGGTTTGCCTTTTGGACAATTCCAGCAAATTCGACCTGTGCTTACGCACAGTAAGTAATTAAGCCTCAACAATGAACGCGTTGTCGGTTGCAGATTCGAGGGACTTGATACCGCGCAACAGTTGGATAAAGTCACGGGCTTCGAGTTGCTTCTTAGTAAAACCCTTGGCGTCATTAGTTGGGCGCATGGCTTCGAGTTTGTCCAAGTACAACGCCATTGTGGTCTTTGATTGCCATGTGGGCAGACCAATAAACTTCTCGAACGCTTTGGCCATTGATGGAAACGCGGCGCTCAGAATGTCAGACGCGGCACGATACTTACCGTTCTCAGCCTTGTGGAACGCTGAAGCCTTGGCCATGTCCTTGTATGCACGAAGCGCGGCACCGCCCTTAAACAATGCGCCCTCAGGTGTGACAGAGAACTGTTCGCCCTTTTTGTTCTCATAAGAGACAACAGATGTATCGGCGGAAAAAATTGTGATTGAGTTAGTCATGAAAATACTCCAGTTAAGTTGCTTGATTGTGTGCACTCAGAATCAAATACACACAAAGAAGCCGCTTGCTCATAACAAGCGAACTTGAG